TCAGTGGAGGCTGTGCCGAACGCCTGCGGCAAAGCCTGTTTCGTAGGTCGAGCGCAGCGCTGCGATGACAGCTCGGACGCTGACCTCGTGCAAGTCCGGGCTGCCCCGGTTCCGATCTTTGAGCGTGGCGATGCCGAGATGCTGTCGTGCGATCTGCGCGAACATCTCCATCAGGTCCGGCTTGTCGAACGAGATCGACCTGGTCGTCGACTCCGAAGCCGCGGGTGGCGCGTGGTCATCCATCGCAGCAGAGGGGCCCATCCTCGTCTGAAAGAACGCGGGTCCGCTCACTGTGCGGCCTCGCCGATCAGGCCCTGGACTACCTGCTTGTGGGCCTCCAGTGCGGTGCGCACCTGGGGGCGGCGCTCGTCGTTCGCCGCCTTGATCGCCGCGGCTGCGCTCTTCTGGAAGCGCTCAGAGGCCTTGGTGAGCTCAGCCTCCGGATCGTCGAGTTTGCGGCTCGGCTTGACGAGCCCCCAGAACGTGAACCCATTCTGGGTCTTGTTCCTCAGGCCGAGGTCGGTTGCCGCCGCCATCGCCGCGCCAGAGAGCGAGCCGAACACGCGGCCCTTGTAGCGGATCCCGTCTTCGACGACGGTGCACTGGCAGCGGACGGCGCCGTGGCGGTCGACCTTCTTGATCACCGTGCCCACCGGCGGGAGCCGCGACGCGGACTCACCCGCAGCTCCGTCCGCGGCAGCAGTCGCATCGGCTGCCGCGGTTTGCGCGGTCGCTGCGGGCTTGTCGGACGTCGCCCGCTTCGTATTCCTCGTGGAGGTCTTTTTGGCAGTGGTCTTCTTTTTTGACATGGTCTGATCTTTCTCGTGTGAAATGGCTCACCACGGGCTCGGTGAGAAAATGATTCAAAGCGATTGCCCGCAATCGCTCGTGATGGCGTTGGATATTGGTAGTTGGCTGGAATGAGCCGCGGAGTCTGGGTCCTTGTGTGAACCGGCTATGCCGTTTGGTTGTTCAGATCAGCTGGCGTTCTGTCATCACGTTCGCGACCAGCTCGTCTGCGAGCTCGGCCTCGTGCTCCCCGGAAAGCTCGATGACGACTTGGCCGTTCTCCGGATCGGCCGCAATCGTCCAGTGCGCCTCGAGCTGCTGGCTGCGGCGCTCCAGGTCGGCCGCGATCTCGTAGACCATGGCCGCAAGTTGTCGGGACTCTGCTGGTTGATCCTGTCGATCCGTCGCCCGCACTTTCAGCACCGGCCCGCCGGCCGGGGTTCTTGCGAGCACGGCGCCGTAGCGCCGCGCCGGCGAGAGCGCCCTCCCGTGTACGCGCAGCTGCACCGTGCGCCGCTGCGCGTCCTCGAGCGTGAGCAGGCCTGCCACACGAGTGACTCCGGTCAGCGCACGCAGGACCTCAGCTTCGACGTGCCTGCCTGCGGCGTGGATCCCGATCCACACATCGCGCTGGGAGTCGATGAACGTGACGTAGTCGATCTCACCTGCTCGCCACCAGTCGATGTTGCGCCGTATCTGCGCGAGGAATCGTGTTGCTGTACTCGACATCATGTACTCGCTTCGCTGCGCCCGGCATGGGGTGCCACGACGACATCCATTGCGTCTTCATGGATCGGATAGCAAGTCGAATGTCTTCGATTTCATGCGTTTGCGTATTGCCGCAACCATTCGAATCGTTACACGTTGCCATCGACAGGAGTCTCGTCGGAGCATGGCTGTGTGGCCTCATCTTCTGCCTTGACTCGCTCCCGTGTTCCGAGTGCTGAACAGCGCGCGCAGCTTCGCGTCCGCGTGGGTCGCGTGGTCCGCCAGCGCCGCTTGCACCTCGGTCTCAAGCTCAAGGACATCACGAACGCGCTGGGGTATCGGTCTCTGAACGCGGTCAGCAACGTGGAGTCCGGGATCGAAGGGATCCCGGCCAAGCGCGCCTACGCCTGGGCTGACCTCCTGGAGCTGCCGCGCGACGCGTTCTTCCAGTTCGTGACCGGGCAGATCGGCGACATCGCGAGCGCCCTCACCTCGATAGCAGCAGATCGGCTCACGCAGTCCGAGGGAGAACTGCTCAGCCGCTATCGTCGACTTCCACGGCGATTTCAGCAGCTGCTGCATGAGCGCGCCGTCGAGCTTGAGACATTGGCTACCACCCCAGCTCGCGGCACGCGCTGAAGTCGCGGGATGACCGGCGCGCATGGGTCATGCTGCGAACGGAACGGCGTCGCCCGCAGTTCCAGGGCCCGCGCTCGTGCGTGACGACACCTTGATGCGATGCACCGCGGCCTCGATCCGGCCGCCGAGCAGGCGATCGACGCCTTCAGGCTCAAGCCCGAGCGTGACAGCAATGTCCGCGAGCCCGTGCTGTCCCAGCTGCGCCTTCGCGCTGTCGAGCGCGGCTTGCTTGGCTTCGGCGCCCTGCTCGGCGGTCAGGGACCCGTCTTGGCTCGTCGCCTTCAACTTGTCCATCACGAGCTGCTGCACCTCGCGTGCGGCGGCGAGCACCACGTTGTCGACCAGGAGCAGCGCGCGGGACATCTGCTCGGTCTTGGTCTTGGCGGCCGCAAGCTGCGCGGCCTTGATCGACAACCAGGTAAGCCCCAAGGCAGCAAGCGGAGCGACCGACTCGAACAGCTTCCATCCGAACGTATTCGTATCCATAGCGGACCTCCTATCCGGCGATGCCGGTCGTAGCGGGCGAGGACGTGGCGCCGACGAAGACCCGGTCGAGGATGCGCGGCAGGAATGTCAGCGACCAGACCGGCCCTGGGTCTTCCCGGTTCTGCGGATCGAAGTCCACGTGCCCATACGAGCAGACCTCCCGCGTCCAGCCGAACCGCGTGACGAGCGCGCGCAGAACGACCGCGGCCGAGGCCTCCTGGGCCGGCGTGAAGCCGTCGAACAGGCCAGCCCGCGTCGCGACGGCGCGATCGGCAGAGATCGTGCATCGCGGATCGGGACGTCGCTCGAACACCGGCGCCGATGGGTTCACGAAGTAGGGCCAGCAATACACCTGGTCGCCGAGCCGCCGCAGGCGCCCGGCGTTTTCTAGCTCGCACCCGACGGTGGCGTGGTTGACGTTCGGGAACCAGCGGCCGGCGATGACACCCGGCTTGCCGACGTGCCAGGTACCGAGGGTCACCGGCGCGCTCTGGTAGATTGCTCCGTCCTTGGCGATCAGGAGATGCCACGACGCGGGCCGGTCGATGCCACGGCGGAACGCCTGGATCCGTCGAGCCAGCGCCTCGGCGTAGCCGGGACCGCCTCGCTCGTCGGTCGTGTGCCACACGATGCCCAGCGGGCCGGGCACCGCGAGCGGGTAGGTCCGGACCGTGGGGAACTGCTTGCCGACGGGGTCACCCGCCGCGGAGATCAGCCATCCGTTGTTGTCGACCATCATCGGGTACCCTCCGCGGGAGCCGTCGCCGCTGGCCGCGCGGGGCGCAGAAACTGCGCCAGCTCCACGTCGCGCTCGGGAAAGGCGGCGTGGACATCGACCGGCTTGATCGTCTCGGCCGCGTGATGCGCGGCGACGTCAGGGTGCGACCACCCGCAAGACTTGCAGTGTTCCGCGAGCGTGTTGACGATGCGGCGGTGCTCCGCGACGTAGCTGCCGGTGAGTTCGGCGGGGATCGTCTCGAACGTTCGGGCCAGACACTCGTTCGATCCACAGTCATTGCAGCGCCGCAGCGCGAGGATGTTCGGGTCCTGCATCTGGTTGGGGCCGAAGCTGACACCGAGCACCAGCGGGCCGTGGCATGGGTCTGCACCGCTGAGAGGAAATCCCAGCGTCGCACGCGCGGAGCCGCCCGTGATCTCGACGCGGCTGCCGGCCCCGGTCGTCGCGCTCTCGATGAGCAACCCACCGGCGTCGTCGCTCGCGATCACGCCCGGGAGATCGCGCTGCAGCTTCGCCGCGAGCTCGGCCGCGGTGACCCGGTCGAGCGTGGCAACGTCGCTGGCTCCGAAGGTCACGGTTGCCACCGGTCGGTCGTCGACGCGCACCTCGAGCGTATCGCCTGACTGCAGCCGGATCGCACCGGTCCTCGCTTTCTGCGCACCGCGGTTCAGCGAGATCCGATGCTCGGACCCGCATCGGGCGCATCGCTGGATCAGATATCCGGGAGCAGGGGCGGCGGAGATGAGTTTGATCGGCATATCGACTCCTCAGGTGACGACGACAGAGCACGCGAATCGAACGATGGCGAAACCGGCGCCTGCGTTGACGAACGCGCCGATGCCGAAGGTCGTCGGGAAGATCGCGAATGGTCCGGACTCGACGTTGAATTGGTCGATCATCGAGAACGTGAACGAACTCGGCGTGACCGGGAAGAGCTTGCGGAAGGTCGCGGAAGACCCGACGCTGCCGGTCGCCGGCTTGGGGCCCTGCCACATGATGTAGCTCGTGGTCGGACCCGCTGATGTCCAGTTGCCGCCGGCATCGAGCGCCTGAAGTCCATGCCCAGCCATCGGGACGTCGACGGTGTTCGGCCAGACGTCGCCGCTGGGTAGGTTGTTCACGTCCGTCGCATTGAGCCGGAAATTCGTCGGGTTCAGATCGAGCTTGGACGCGGAGAGCTGCGCGACATCCTTGACCCAGCTCGCACCATCCCAGCGAGCGTTGACGGTGATCTCGAGCGCATGGAGCTCAGCGTAGAGCCGGTAGCTGTACAGACCCGCGCCGCCCGAGATCTCCCAGAGCAGCTTGCGCTGCGCCGGCGCGGTGCTCGTTGCAAGCGCGGCCACCTTCTCGTCGGCGGTGCCGTTGATCGTCTGTGTCTCAGAGAACACGTTGGGTGCGTTCGTGCGCACCGCACTCGCGTTCAGCGCGTCGAGCTGGGAGCGGACCGAACCTGCCGGGAGCGTTCCCGACGTGCGCGTCCCGATTCGCGCGGCACCATCGGCGCTCTCGGCGCTCTCGGACAGGTCGGCGATGATCTTGCTGAGCGCCGCGAGCAGGGATACGCCCGCGGGGTTGGTACGGCCGTCGAGCCAGTCCGCCCGGGCGCCGGCGCCGATGCGCGCGGCCCCCGCATCGGCAGACAGGTCGGCGATCAACTTGTTGAGCTGCGCCTCGACGGTCGCGGCGGCGTTGGGGGTGCCGTCCTTCCAGGCAGCGCCGCCCGCGTAGGTGATCGCCGACGCGGCATGTGCACCTGCGGCCACCGTGAGATGTCCGTTGATGAACCCGAGCAGCGCGTCGAGCTGGGACTTCACACTGCCCGCGCCAAGCGCCCGCGGGACGCCGGCGGTGGCCGCCGCACCGATCTTCGCCGCGCCACCGTCCGTCGCGAGGTCCGCGATGATCTTATCGATCTGCGCCTCGACGGTGGTGGCCGGATTCTGCCCGCCGTCGGCCCAGGCGATGCTCCCGGCGTAGTCGATCGCGACTGCGGCGTGGCGATCCGCTGTGCCACCGACGTGCGCGTTGTAGAATCCGAGCAGGTCCGAGACCGCCTCCGGCGTCCGTCCGCGGCGGACCGAGCGCGGCGCGCCGGCGATCACGAACACGTCCTGCCGCCGCGCGGTCGAGATCGCGTCGGCCGCGATCTGCGCCTGGCCGAACCGTCGCGTGACGTCCGCGAGCAAGAGCGCGTCCGAGCGCAACGCGGGCGCCACGGCATCTCCGGCCGCCGCCTCTGCGCCCTGGACCACCACGAACTTGAAGCCCTCGTCCCTTCGGAAGAACACGGTCTGCGAGTTCCCGTCGACACGCGGCTCCGACAGGATCCGGTCGAACATGAGGAAGATCGAAACGACCTTCTCCTTGTTCGCTGCCGAGACCTCGGTCGCGACGCCGTTGTCGTCTTGCGCAACGTTCACGCTCTGGAGCCCCGAGAAGAAGATTCGCTGTCCGAGCTGATCGAGCGCCGTGCCCGGGCCAGAGATGTCGACCGTCAGGTTCGGCACAGGCGCGTGCGGGGACGCCACCGCGTTGGCGAGGACGCCTACGAAACCAAGATCACCAGCCATGTGGTGATCCGCCTCCTCGAGGTCGTCGAACGCCGCGTCGAGTTCGGCCTCGGTCACCCGCTGCCGGAAGAAGAAGTTTTTGCGCGCACTCATGCGTGCAGCACCCAGTCTTCGCCGAGCTCGGATATCCCGAGCTCGACGTGATCGATCGCCTCGGGCGGCGTCGGCTCCGCGAGGCGCGCGAAGTGCGTCTGCGCGGGCTTCAAGTAGTCGACAATCTGCCGGAGTCGGCGGCGCTCCTCCGACGTGAGCACGCGCGGGCTCACGATCTCGAAGGCGAGCGCCGCGAATAACGTCGATGGCCCGAGCACCCAGTCCTCACCGAGCAGCGATTCGCCCAAGAACAGCGCTTCGCCGGCGTACGCGGCGATCTCAACCTCCAGGCCCAGGAAGAACCGGATGGCGTTCGTGATCCCGGGCGCGGTCCCCTTTTCGCGGTACATCGCGACCAGGACGTTCAACAGGCGCCGCTTGTCGACGATCGATAGGTCGAACGCGAACGGATCGCCCAAGTCGCCGAGCATTCGGTCGAGGAACCGTTCGGGGGCGATGTCCGGATCGAGGATATCCGTAAAGTGGTCGATGTCGACGAGGACAAGGTCGGTCACCTCCTGCAGACAGGCGAAGAACCGCTGCAGGTCCCCGGTCGTGTCCTCGCGTCGATTGAGCTCGGGCAGAAGCCGGTAGAGCTCGAACACACGATCGGCGGGGCGGGCCGGGACGAACCCGGTGAAGCTCGCGCTGCCGTTCGCCGCCGCCATGCTGTCAGCCGAAGTCCCGAGCACGCCGGCGGCGTCGACCCGGTAACTCGCGCCCGGTGTGAGCGGAATGTCGACCCGCAGATCGACCGCGGAGGTGGTCGACGGCTCGACCGCAATCACCGACGCACCGACCGCCGGCGCAGACGCGGCGGTGAGCACGTACCGCCCGGGGTTGAGGGCGTCGTTCTCGCCATGGGGGTCGTCTTGCAGTACGGCCTGGTTGAAGCTGACGCGGATGCGCGCGAGTTCGCGGGCCTGTGCGCCGACAACCCGGGGCGCCGCAGCTGCCTCGTCGCTCGCGACCGATGCGGTTGACGGCGTCATAGCGGTTGCCTCCCGTCGCCGTTCAGGAGGTCGACGCGGCCGAGCACCGGAAATTCGCGCGTGCCCAGGACGAGGTCGCCCCGCGTACCGTTGATCAGGAAGTCATCGGCCTCGTCGCCGATCTTACGTACGCCGACGACGTCGCGGACGACGTTGAACACGTCGGAGAACGCGATCTCGCTGGCTGGGTCCCCGTTGGCGCCCTTGAGGTTCCAACCGAAGTCGACCTGCGGGTTGGGTGTGCCATCCGGCAGGGACACGGTGAAGAAGCTCGCGAGCGCCTTTTCGATCGCCGCACGCACCACCTTCGCGTTGGCGCCCTGGCGTAGGAAGATCGTCGCCTGGATGTCGACCTGCAAGTACACCGGGTCCTGTACGGCGACCTGGAACGTCAGGGTGTTCGGGAACACCACGGTGACCTGCCGCTTCACCGCGTCCTTGAGCGCCTGCGAGGGAGCACCTCCACCGCGCGGGATCACGAACAGGATCCCGGTGTTCTCGGCGATGCCGGGATCTTCGTTCGAGGTGAGCATCAGCGCTCGAGCGACTGCGGGCAGCCTGCGCGCGTTGACCTCGTAGTCCTCGCGCGACACGGTCCGGCTGAGCACGCGGATCGACTCGGGAGCGAGCGCCTGGATCTGCGCGATGCTCTGGCGGGCGCTGCCACCCGATGCTGGCTTGGGATTCGTCGCCGTGACAGAGACGGGGTTCCCTTCGGCGTCGACGATGCTGCCCTCGAGCTTGGTCAGCGTGCCCGCGTTGACGTTCCCCGCCGTGCCACCGCCCGTCTTGTAGCGGGCGGCGATCGTCCCCGACGGGATCGCGCCGTTGACGCCGTTGCCGAACCGCAGCGTGGCTCGATCGGTCTGATCGACGAGCACGAGGAAGTGCCGATCAGCGGCCGTTGAGCCAAGGAAGTTCACGACCTCGGCGTACTCGCCGTTTCCGGCTACCACCGCGGCCGAGCCGTCGAGGTACGGCGTGTCTGGGAGGACTACCTCCTGGTTGGGAAGCCCCGTCGAAGCAAACAGCTCGTCCTGCGGCGCGGAGTGCTCCAGGATGCCGGTCGCGGTCGGCGGCGAGGCGCCCGCCGGGATGAACACGTCGCTGACGAGCTGGAACACGACGGGCTCCGTGATCGAGGCGGTGCGGATCTGCGTGCCCCGGGGGAGCGCGACGTCCGCGAGCGGTGGCGCCGCCAGGGTGAAGACCTCGTCGACCGTTGCGGCGCGCGCGCCGGCCGGGCGGAAGCCCAGGAGCTTGGTGAGGGCGATCAGGTTCTTGCGCTGCGTCGCGGTCAGGAGCCGGCTCTCGCGCGCCTGGTTGTCCTGGAAGAACGTCAGGACGTCGCCGACGAACGCATAGAGCTCGAGCAGGATGTTCCCGAAGCTGGCGATATTGAAGTCGGTCCAGTCCGGGAACACGGAACGGACGAGGCTCTGCAGCCGCAGGCGCAGGCTGTCGAAGTCCTTGTCCGTGTAGTCGTTGGCGCGGGCGAGTAGCCCCATCGTGCTCCGAAACGCGAAGAGCCCCGGCGGGGGCTCTCCTCGCCGGGGCTCGAGTTATTCGACGACCCAGAGCCGGTCTAGCGACCGGCTGCACTGATACTATGGAACTTCCACGGCAACGTCAATGAACTTTGTGAGCGCGTGACCTAACCGGTTTCCTGAGCTCCCCCGCAGTAAGGGACCGCTCTAGCTTCCAAGGACCATCGTTGCTTGGCTGCACTGACCGCGAGATCCCGGCTCCGACCGTCAGGAGTTGGGGATCCCCTACGTCGCTGCTATGGTGGCAGCTGACGATGCTGGATCAGAGCGTCTGGGACGTAACCTGCTGCATCTATTGCCGAGCCAGGCTTTCCGCTGAAACGCAGTGGGCTCACGTGTGGCCTGCGTCGATGGGTGGTCGGCTGAAGTCACGGCGTATCTGCTGCAACGCATGCAACAGCGCCATCTCGACAAAGGAGTCCGCGGTTCGGAACGCGCTTCGCCACGCGTTCGCATCGGTCGGGGCGGTCAACGACGACCGAGAACCGACCGAGATTCGATTCATGCGCGATGGAAGAGAGTTTGTGCTCGCTGACGGCAATGCCGTATTGCAGGAAACCGCAGTTCGGTTCGATCCGATCAACAAGCGCGTGGTGGTACCGCTGCCCGCGGGACTTGACGCGCAGGCGCAGAGATGCGCGAAGGCAATGTGGAGTCAGGGACTTACAGCAGACGACGTTGACAGCTTTCATATTGAACCAGGCGATCCCGATCCAGTACTGCCGGCTGGGCCCACCGTTGACGAGTACGATCTGAGGCTCGGGCGCCAGGTCGAGCACAGGCAGGTGTTCGTCAAGATGGCGCTGGAGCTGTTGGCCTTCCATCGCCACGATTTCGCCGTGAGGGACGAGCTCTCGGCAGCCCGTCATTTCGCCCGGTACGGAGAGGGCATCGACTTCCGAGCGAGGTTCGATACGCGCTCTCGCGGCTCGGGATTGATTCCGGAAGAGGCATTGCCAGAAGTATTCAATGTCATTGAGATCTGGACATTTGGATATTGGATCCTATTTCGCGTCGTGTTCTTGGGGCCTCTCGTGTTCACAGGTGCATTGACATCTGATTGGTCAGGAGAGGCATTCCGCGCTGCCTACGCCTTCGATGCGCGAGATCCAGCAAAGACGATCGCCAGTGCGTTTGGCCACGAAGCAGGTCGCCCGCTTTCAACGTGGCTTATCAGAAATGAAGTGAGGCATTCCGCCGACACACTTGAGGCGATTAGTGGCAGACTCGCGGTAGAACGAGCAAGGAACAAGCCGGAACGCGAGCCTCCGCCCGATATTGACGCGCTTCGAGCCGCCATTCGTAAGTATCTAGCCGAGATGCCGCCCAAGAAGAAAGCAAAGAAGGATGATCGCTCCGAGGATGATCACGGTCTATAGGCGTACGGTCTGCTCTATCCCGGACAGGATGACGTTGTTGCCGGGCGTGTTCGTCGAGATAACGTCATAGCGCACGCGGATCGCGAGCACATTCTCGCCGTCCTGTCGCAAACGGCCGACCGCGACGTCGGTCACGATGATCCGCGGTTCCCATCGTTTCAGCGCCTCGACGACGTAGACCCGTGCGAGCTCTCGCAAGACGGCATCGTTCTTCTGGTTCCGGAGGCGATTCAGCAGCGAGCCGAAATCGGCCCTCCACGGGATCTCACCCGGTGTGATGTCGGACGCGCCGATGGTGCCGAGGATCTGGCCCACGGCGCTGCGGATCAGCGCCTCGCCGCCGGCGGCGACGAAGTCGGCGCGACCATCTCGCTGAAACGGCCGCAGAAGACCAAAGCCAAGGAATTCGAGCATCGTTACCTCACACGGGGATCGCGGCGCGGATCTGTTGCAACGTTTTGACCGTGTCCTCGATCGGTTGGAGCGCAGCGGCCGCGTCGCTGCCGAGGTTCGCCAGGTCAGGCAGTGGCCCGAGGCCGGCGAGCTGGGCGAACACGTTGATCAGCGCGATCAGTCGGTTCACCGGCGCGACCGACTCGGCGAGGCTCGCCAGCTGCGCGGTCAGCTGGTGCTTGGAGCAATCGACGACGGTTTGTAGCTGTGCGTTGCCGAGCGCGGTGGCGCGATCCTCGGCCCGCTGGATTCGTACCTGCTGGTCGATCAACGCACGCAGCTGGCCGGCCAGTCCGCCGAGGAACGCCAGGAGCGTGTCGATGAGCCCGACCACCATCAACGGCACCGAGAGTTGCGGCACGAGCGGAGCCAGCTTGCCGGCCTTCTCCGCGAGGTCGGGCAGCGCGTCGCTGATCTTGCTCGGATCGAGGTGTGAGATCGCGTCCGGGATCGCCTTCACCGCGTTGAACAGCGCGAGCGTCACGTCGATGACGTTGAAAATGGGCGCGAGCGGCGCGAGCGCGGCGTTGGCCTGCGCCAGGAGCTGCTTGGACAGCTGCATCGGGTCGGCGAAGCCGAGTTCGGGCAGCTCGGGGTCGAGCGAGGCGCCGCCCGGGAACGTGACGCTCAGGCGCTGCGGTGTCACCGTGAGCGCCACGCACAGGTCTTTGAGGTCGGGGATCGGCATGGCTCCCTTTGTCCATCCACGTCAGATCGGTTTCGCCCCTGGCAGTACGACGCGTCCATTGATGAGGACGGTAGTGCCATGGATGTTGATGAGGCCGTCGGCCTCGAGAAATAGCGCCGACGTCGCCTTGATCGTAATGCCCATCGACGTGCCGTCGAGCTCGATCTCGCAGCCGCCTGGCGCCTTGTCCTGGATGCGGAGCGCCTCGGTTCCGGCACGGTCATCGAAGGCGAGCAGGAATCGACCGGTCTCGAAGACGCGCACGCTGGGGGTGTCGGAGGCGGACAGGCCGCGCGCGGGCTCGGGCACTTCAATGCCCCCGCTGGTCCGACCCCAGTGGCCGCAGAGGTAGTAGGGCTGGTCGACGTCGCCCTGATGGAACAGGATTCCGACCTCGGCATCCTTTTCTGGCACCGCGAAGAAGCCCCGCCGATCGCTGCCGCCACCAACGGTGCCCAGCGGGAACGCCCACGCGCTCGCGGGCTCAACAACGCCTGGGATCCGCGCGCGCACGCGACCCAGGCGTTCCGGATCGGCGCGATCGACGACCTGGCCGATGTAGAGCCCGTACAGCGGGGCGGTGGGGTCGAACTCGCCCGGCGTGGTCATGACGCTCCCTTCGCCGGGCGGCCGCGGCGGTCGTGGTACTCGATGTGGGTCCGACCGGTTTCCTTGTCGACGACCTCGATCGGCTCCAGCGCGTTCGGGTCGTTGTCATGTGCGTCGCCGCGATTCGGCTTGCCCTTGGAGGGTGTTCCGCCGACCTCGCTGTGACCATCGCGCAGGCAGGCGAGCTCCATGACGTAGCCGGCGTCCACCTTGTGCTTGGCCTCCTTGACGTAGTACTTGCCGGACAGCCGCTGGCTGATCCCCTGGAGTTCGACGACCGTCTTGGCCAGAAAGCTTGGGTCTCCGATCACCGTGGCCGAGAGCTCGACGGTCAGGTGCTGGGCCTGGCGGTAGCCGGCGTCGGCGGAGCGCTTGGCGGTCGCAGACGTCGGCTCCGTCGTCGAGCGGATGTCCTCCGACACGTTCCGCCGCTCGAGGCGGGTCCGTCCCGATTCGGGATCGACGATCTCAATGACCGGGGCCAGGCTGTCGCGCTGCGTCTCCGCGTTCGACCCGCGCTCGTCGATGTCCTTTTTGTGGAGCGGGTCGCGGCCGCGCACGCTGATCGCGCCCGGCTTGGCGGTGACGTCGTTGTCGATGTTGATGGTCAGGATCTCGCCGACCTCGGGTGGCGTGAACCAGCGCAGGACCCGCGTCGGCCGCTGTCCGAGCCGACGCTTGTGAAAGTGCAGCCCTTCGAAGTCGACGTAGAACTCGAAGCCCTCGCGGTTGGCGAGCGAGCGGAGCAGCTGCGCGTCGGTCACGCGGGCCTGTGTGATCGCCGGCAGCACGTGGACGGTGTCCTCGATGTCCTGGCGGTTTGCACGGTAGCCATGCTGCTCGGCAATCGTGTGCACGACGTCGGAGCGCCGGACGTTCTCGAACGTACGGCAGCGCGTCACCTTGTTCATCAGGACCGACGTCGCGTGAGCTTCGACGTTGAGGGTCTGAAAGCCGGTGACCTTCTGGATGACAACCTGGCGGGTCGGCGCCATGTCGCCGGGGTAGCCCCACGAGACCTCGAGCAGGTTGCCCTTCCTCCACACCGGATCGTCGAAGTTCGCGAGGTCCCAGTTGTCGACGGTCAGCACCAGCTTGTCCGCCTTCCCCTCGCAGTCCTCGTACACGAGGGAGAGCACCTTGGTGGAGAGGTCTACGCGCGAGCCGGTACTGCCCTCCGGCTGCACCTTGACGAAGATGGTCGGCTCGGTGCGCGCCTGGACGATCACGACGCTGTCTCCTGTCGCCGGGTCTCGGCGAAGATCTCCTCGGTCACGACGCGGACCGAGGGCACGAACACCACGCGCCCTGGCTCCAGTACCAGCGTCGGATCATGGATAGGATCGGGCTGGAAATCGGCGATGACCCACCACAGGCCGGCCGCGCGGGGCACCGGCGCGAAGTAGCGGCCCGCGAGCGAGAACAGCGTATCGCCTTCCTGAACGACGTGCTGGCGCGTGTCGGGCAGGACGCGAAATCGGAACGGCTCGCGCTCGGCGAGAAACAGCTGGCCTCCATTGTCGAGAAGTGCCGGGCTGAACGTGAACCGCGAGAACCGACGCGGCGGCATCACGGACCTCCCGGACCGGCACCCGATCGCTGGCTGCCGTTGGCGAGCACGTCCTCGGACAGGAGCCGTACGTCGCGAATCTCCTCGAGACCCACCTTGGCCGTGAACTGGACCGGGGTGCCCGCGAGGTTGAAACGGCTGTACTTGAACGTCAGCGACGTGATCACGCAGGTCAGGCTCACGATCGTCGGCCACACGAACAACGCGCGCGGGGGACCACCGCCGGCGACGTCGGCCACGCCGCGGCGCGGGTAGCACAGGCTCTGGAGGAATCGCCGCGTGCGCAAGAGCTGGTCCAGATCCGCGGTGGGATCCTGGGCCTCGAAGTTGAGCTCGAGCGTGAACTTGACGTTGCCCGTGTTCACGAACTGCAGCGGCTGGTGCGATAACCCTGGCACGGTCTGCCGGGCCCAGTTGACCTCGAGGGCCTCCTCGAAGTCGGCGGGATTGAACTGCGCCTCGACCGAGTCGCCGGTCGACACGTTCACGATCGACATGCGGGCGGGCCTCTGCGCGGCGACGTCGAGCGCCATGGCTAGCCTCCCACCGAGACCGGGTAGAACGCCCGGGCGTTCGAGCTTCGGGTCGCTCGCGCGCTGGCTCGCGCGAGCGTCTCTCCATCGACGTTGAGCGTCACGTGCGCCTGCACCGGACGGTTATCCGAGAGCTGGACGCCGCGCGCCACGATGGCGTCGATCTCCGCGTCGCTGATCTGCCCACGCATGCGGAGCTCGGCCGCGGCGGGCAGCGCACCGCTCGCCGCGGCAGCGTTCAGCATGGCGCCTGACAGCATTCCCGTCGCCGGCAGAGCCGTGGCCACGCCACCCCCGCCGGGCGCAAAGCCCATGGCAGTTGGTGCGATGGCCTTCGCGGTGCGCTCGGCGATCCGTGCCTGCGCAACCTGGCCGGCTTCCACGATCGAGTCGAGGAATGCCGGACGGAACCGCGAGGGGATCTTCGTGACCAGGCGGCCGAGGAACGCGATCACCCGGTCGAGCGCGGCATGGATGCCGTCGACGATCCCGCTGATGAAGTCCAGGACGGGCTGGAAGAACGACTTGACCGCTCCGGCGACCGCCTTGAACGCCCGCGGGATGTCCTCGGTGAACAACAGATAGATCTTCGCCGCCGTCTCGCCGATCGCCGTGCCCAGCCACTTGAATGCGTGGATCACCACCCGAACCAGGGTGATCACGCTCTGCAGTGCCAGCGCAACGATGCCAATTGCGTCGGCGAGCGCTGCGCCAATGAGGCCGGCGACGATCCCCAGGACCTGGCCAAGGGTGCTCCACACCGAGCCGCCCTCGCGCGCGCGATCGGTCACGCCGGTGACGTCCGCGATGAGCTTCCCGATCTCCTCGGCGACGAATGCGATCGCCTTGCCCGCGAACTCAAAGGTCGGCCGGAACCACTCGATCGCGGTGCGGATGCCATTGACGATCCCCGCGCCGATCCGAAGGATGATCGCCATCGCATCGACGATCACCGTGACGATCCGGGCGAGGATCTGGCCGAGCGAAGCTCCCGCGCGGGCGTAGCGATCCGAGCCGATGCCGGCAAGCGCATCCGCGCTCGCAGTGCCCACGATCCCGAACGCCTCGCCGAGCTCGCGCAGCGCGCTGACGAACGCCTCGAACACCGGGCGCGCTCCTTGGATCGCTGCACCGAAGCCATCGGCGACGCCCTCAAAGAAGCGCTGGATGCGGTAGACGATCTGGTACACGCGGATCGCGAACTGCTTGACGCCGACGTTCTCGGCCTTGTTGAGCTCCTCGCGGACGGCGCTGGAGAACCCGCCCTCCTGGAACAGCTGGGCCAGGCCCTGGAATAACAGCTGGATGCGCTCCCACAGGTTGGCGAAGAAGGTGCCCAGGCCTCCGACGTTGTGCCCGATCGCGACCGCGAAGCCCGCGATCACGAGCGCCAGGGCTGCGAAGAGCGCGATCGCCGGCAGCAGCGTGGCGAGGATGCCGCCGAGCGTGATCCCAAGGATCTTGAGACCGATCAGCACGAGCGCGATCGCCGCCTTGACCGCGATCACCGCGCCGATCAGCGCGATCACAGCCCCCACGACCAGGACCACCCTGGCGAGGAACACCTTCACCGGCATGGGGATCGCTGCAATGAATTGGTTCACCGCCACGAACGCGCGGCGAATCACCGACAGGATGCCGGTGAATACTTCCTTGAACGGCTCGCCCAGGAGCGCGAGGAACGTCGACACCGAGGCGATGAGGCCCTTCTTCTGGCCCTCGAACGTGTTCTGGAGGCGCTCCTTCATCGCGGTCGCGGTGCCCGCGGCGTTCGCCATCTGCTGGCGAAGCTCGGTGATCGCCCTCGCGCCGGTCAGGAGCTTTCCCGACCCGTCTCGGACGCCCTCGGACAACGCCTGCATGATCGCGGTCAATCCGCCGCCGGCCCGCGCCGAGAAGATCGACGCCAGTGCGTGCTCCCGCGTTGACTCGTTCATCTTCGCGGTCTTGAGGTTCAGATCCGATAGGATCTCGATCAGCGGGCGCATCTTCCCCGAGCTGCTCGTCACCTGCACACCGATCGCTGCGAGCTCCTTGCGCGTGTGATCGCTGGCGAGCTGGTTGAATGCGAGGTTGACCGAGCGCGCGGCCTGCTCCACGGACGGCAGCACTGTCTTGGTGAGGCCGAGGGCGATGAGTGTGTCGTCGAGGCTCGCGCCGGTCAGCGAGGCGCCGGTGGCGACGCCGCGCAGCGCGGGCTCGAGCTCGGTCGCGCGGAGGCCGAACACTTGCATCATCATCGCCAGCTTGTCGACGAGCGGCGCGGCTGCGTCAGCCTCGAGTCGGAACTCCCCCAGCGTGTCGTTGACCAGCCCCGCCGCCTGCGCGCGAGAGATCTGTCCAAGCCCCAGCGCTACCAGCGTGAGGGTCGGAACCAGCGTCTTGATCGCGTCGTTGACGCCGTAGCCTTCCATGACGAGCTCGCGCAGCGTCTCCGCGGCGCCCTCGGCCGAGGTACCTGTGCCCTTCAACGCAACGTCGAGCGCCGCGGTCCGCAACTGCTCCATCTGCGCCGCGCTCGCGTGGGCCAGTGCGCCCGCTTGCTCGAGCATGTTGAGGAACTGGTTGCCCTGCTCGGCAAGCGCGAACGCGCCGCCGACGATCGCCGTGCCGGTCGCGAACACGACCAAGCCCTTGCCGAGCTCGGTGAAGCTCGACTTCGATGCGCGGCTCAAGTGATCGGCACCGTGCTCGAGATCGCCGAAGCTCCCGCGGATTCGCTCGATCACACCGGACGCGAGATCCTTCGCGGTGAAGACGAAGCCCAGGCCCAGCTGATTCAGCATCGCGTCATCACCTCCGCCCGCGCCGCGCGGCGGCCTCGATCTCGCGCGCCTCCCGAGCGCGCTCTTCGCCGAGCCGCTCGAGGAGCCACCGCATCCGATCGAGCTCGAGCTCCATCACATCCTCCAGCGAGAGCGAAAGCCCGCTGCCGCCATGCTGGTGATAGAGCAGCCCAAAGATGCCCTCCCAGAGCTCATCGCGTTCGAGGACAGGGAACAGGCCATCTACCGCGCCGCCTTCGTCGTCCTGCCCAGTGCCTTGGCCGTCGGCAGGAAGAAGCCGCGCTCGAAAGGGAGCTCGACGAACTGGACCCCCAGACAGACCGGGCACTCGACCTCGATGCGGGTCTCGACGCCACCATCGGCTTCATCGAACCGGTCGAGCAACGCCGCGGCGTCGGCGAGCTCCATGTCGTCGAGGAACCTGCGCTTGTCGTGCTCAGCGACGTTCTCGATCTCGAGGATGCGGAGCGCGAGCGCAGTGAGCAGCGTGCCCTCGCCGTCGGCCTTGAACAGAGACGCCGCGCGGACTTCGTCGGCGCCGGTCATCAGGCGAAACCAGACCTTCCGACCGTCGCGCGGCAGCGTGGTCTCGAACCGGTTGCCCGCGCGAAACGCCGCCTTCGCCGCATCCGACAGCGGGATGACGGGCAGCTCCTGTAGATCGAGGCTCCACTCGAACCGCTGTCGGCAGGCCGCGTTGGCGCACTGAACGGCGAACGCATACTCGTTGCCGAAGGTCTGGGCGCGGATCTGCAGCAGCGTGTAGAACCGGTCGGCCACCAGGACCTTGGACCAGTCGAGCGCGCCGCTGTCAGACAGCGTGTAGACGCCAGGATCGGTGGTCGTCACCCAGCATCCCGCGAGGATCTTTTCGAAGGTTGCGCCGACGCGCGCGGAGTTCCGATCGGAGAGCAGCTTGCCCTCCTTGCCCTTGAGCCCGCGGATCTCGCCGGCGAGCCCGGATGGACAGACGATGTTCGTGATCATGGTTGCCTCACACCAAGGTGAAGAAGTCGTAGGTCAGAGTGACGCTTTCGATGACGTTCTCGTCGGCCTCGTTGTCCCAGGCGCCGGCGACGAACTTGATCGGCCACGCGCCGCTGAGCGACCAGCGGCGCAAGGTCGAGCCGTCGCGCTCCTGCTGCACGATGTCGACGTTACGTTTGAACTTGGGCTCGACGAGACCGGCGTTCGCCGCGGCGTCGGCGACCTCAGCGAACCACTCGAACAGGTCCTGGTCCTTGGTCGCGCCACGCTCGAGCGTGACGTCGGCGAACTTCAGCCGCCCGGGAGATTTGTTGGGGATGAGTGATCCCCTTCGTGGTACTCGATGTTCGCGACCTCCACCGAGAGCTCGCTGGCCTTCTGGAAGCCAGCGCTCTGGAACTGATCAACTTCCACGACAAACTTCCATCGTTTATGGAAGCTACGTGGCGTACCTATGATGGTCATGGGGCCTCGCTATCCACCGGTGGCTGCCGCGAGCTCGGCGTCGATCGCGCGGGTGTCCTGTGAGAATCGGAGCACGATGAACTCAGCGGGCTTCGCCGTCGCCAGCCCGATCCGACCGACGACCTGGCCGGACGCGATCACCGCCGGGGTGTTCAGCGCATCCCCGAAGTCGACGAAGTACGCCTTCTTGGGATCGGTCGATGCGAACGCGCCGTTCTTGAGCTGGATGAGCAGGAACGCGTTGACCGTCCGGGCGAGCGTCGCGCGCAGCGCCTCGGTGTTGTTGGCGTGCTTGGCGAACAGAAGGCCGAGCTTCAGAGACTGCTCGATGAAGATCACGCCCCGGCGCTCGGCCACCGTCGGGAAGTTGCCGTCGCCCTTGAGCGTGCGCGCCCCGTCGATGTGGCGCGGCGTGCCGGGGAACACCGTGAGCGGGTTGATCCGCTTGGGGAACACCAGGTCGCGCTTCGCCTCGTCCAACACCTCGTTGGTCTCGAAGCCCACGACGCCCAGGAGCTGGCCATTCTGGATCCCCGCGGGAGGCACGAACACCCCACCCGGCCGTGCCCCGTCGGTGCGCGCGTACACGCCCGCGATGTGCCCCGACGGAAAGACCGTGAGCGTAGCCGCGTTGCCAAATACCGTCCGCGACGGGTTCAGCACCTTGACCATCGGCCAGTACAGCGCGCCGAGCTCGGACAGGCCGAGGATCGCCGCGGTTGACTCGGCGTAGGTGATGATGCCAACCGCCGACTGATGCGCCGGCGGATCCAAGATCGCGAAGCAGCCGCGGTCGCGGGTCACCTCGCAGTAGGTCAGCATCGCGTTGTGCACGACCGGCGTCGCGCGGCCGGGCACGAGGAGCAGCGTCAGCGGCGAGATGACGTCCAGCGCGTGGAGCCCGGTCTTCCCCGCGGCGCTGCCCACGAAGTCGGCGTCGGCCAGGTTCGCCAGCCCGTCGTCGCCGCCAGCGAGCGACCCGAACGTCCCCAGCGCCGGCAGCACCCCGGGTGCCACGTCGGTGGAGCTGAGGTCGGTTGCCACGATGAGCCTCGACCCGCGGTCCAGACCGTTGACGACCGCTTCGATGTAGTTGGGTCGGCTCGGGTCCATCGAGAGGTTCGGAAAGCTCTCGACGACGATTCCTCCGTCCTGGACCGAGAGGTTGAACTCGGCCGCCGCGCCGCTGGTGGCCACGCCGATGACGATGCGGATGTCGTTGCCGTAGGCACCGTCCCACTTGCCGTCTACGCGCAGCGTGTCCAGCGGGGCCGCGGCGCGGTCCTTCAGGCGCAACGTGGCCGCCTTTGAGGTCTTGGTCGCACCGTCCAGCGGACTGCCGTAGTGAACCGTGCGGACGATCCACATGACCTGGCCCCCGTTCTCGAAGAACCCGCTGACCGCGAGCGCCAGGTCCGAGTTCGGCGTGAACCCTCCGAACGTGTCCACGTACTCCTCGAAGCTCCTCACCAGGACCGCTTGGCCGACCGGCCCGCGCTCGGTGATGCCGACCGCCGCCGCGATCGCGGTCGGTAGCGACGGAATGTTCCGCAGCCGCGGTTCCTCTTCGACGATAACAACCTTGGATCCCAGGAGCTCGTTGCTCATCTACGGCTCCTTTCCGCCAGCCTTGGCGGCTGGTGTTGACGCGCTCGCGACGGGCGTCGGCGCCGGTGCTATTCCCGGTGCCGGCGGTGCTGCACTCGCAGCGAGCGGCGTCGACGGCGCGCTGGACGAGGGCGCAGCCGATGCAGATCCGGTACCGCTCGGCGGCGCCGAACCGGCGGTTGCGGATGATGGCGCAGGTGCGACCACCGCGTCCGGCGTGTGTTCGACGACCCGGAGGTACCCGCGGTCGATCGCCGCCTTGATCTCGGCGATACCGAGCAACGCGGCCGGCAGACCCTGCTTCCGCTCGAGCGCGAGGAAGGTCATCGACCCGGGCACCTTCTTGGTCAGTTGCTGGCGTGCACGCTCGCCGGTCCGCCGATTCTCGGCGACGGCGACGGCCGTCACCTCCTCGCACGCACAACGGTCACGGCACCACACGTCGTGAGGCAGGTGAAAGACCTGCATTCGGCGCGCACGGTTTTGGAGGGTCAGCGGCATCGGTTCCTCATGGGTCTCCGGCAGCGTTTCCCGACCGGCGTCCCAGCGGCTGCGGCGTCTGGACCGTGACCTCGCTCGCGACGACGCCGCGTGCGATCACGCTCTCGTCGGCAACGCCGGGGAGATCCTCCAGATCGAAGCCGCGCACGACGAACCGCCCCGAGAAGCTGCGGACGTTCGACTCGTTCGGCTGGCTGGTGACCTTGAGCGCCCCGTCGCGCGCGATCGCCATCTCGTAGCGCACGCGCCCGGCTGCTGGGTCTGCCGGGTCGCGATCGAGCTCGAGGTACACGTTGCGATGGAAGAACAGCTGCGTCGTGGTCAGGAGGTTGAGCAGCTCGGTCGTGTGGTCCGACACGCCGATCACCGCAAAACCGAGGTCGACGGTGTACGGGACCCGACGCTGCGCGAACTCTCCGGGGCCCGTTGCGACTTCGGGAAGCTGGTTCAGCGAGAAGAACCGGTCCTCCGTGAGCTCGGGCCCCGCCAGAACGAGCGCCGGCAGCCGCGCGATATGCGCGAGATGGAGCTCGAGCCCGGTGCTCGCGTCGAAGTCGGTGTGCACGGTCAGCACGACGTTGTCGAGCACCTGCCGCTTGAGCTCATGCAGGAGCGCGCGAACCAACCGCGTGAGGTCCGCTTCCGTCGTGAGCGACGGACGGACATAGACGAACGCGTCGGGCGCTATCGCCTGCTCGCCCGGGATCGGTTCGCCAGACGCGTCGAGGTTCTGAACGACGACGTCGACCGCGCCGGCATCCCCGGCCGGAACGATACAGGTCAGTCGGTCGGCAGCGAGCACGCGGACCTCGCGGGCTGGTCGCGGGCCCACCAGCACCGCGACCGACGAGTTCGGTGCCAGCGCGTCCCCGGCCTCGAGCGTCGGGAGCTGGAAGCCAGCACCGACGATCTCGATGAGGAAGCTGCCGGAGGTTGGTCCCGAGCTCGGGCTGACGCGGAGGATAGAGGGAGTGGACATCTTGACGCCGAAACGAAGAAGCCCCGATGCCGCTGGAAACGGCATCGGGGCTTGATAAATTCAACGACCCAAAGGAGGAACGTTCTGCTAGGTCGTACTAACTATATTGAACTTCCACATCAATGTCAACCTCGACGAGACGACATAACGTCGCGGCACGTGGCGGATCTCGGTGCGACGGCCCGTTCGTCTCAGGGCTGGGAGAGAAATGCAATGAGATTGGCGGCGTGATGCGTGGCAACGCGGGTAAAGCCACAGAGATGAACGCGAAAACGACCATCGCGCGACGTCCACACTTCTCGAGAGCTGAACACGTCGAGCGGGGACTCCTCTGCGGCGAGCAAATAGACCGAACGCTGCAGCTCGAGGCGCTCGGATCCCCACACCACGGTCATCCCACGCCATTCATCGTCACCGTCCTCGCCCGGCGTGAAGTCGACCAAGGCCACACGGCGGTTGGGGCCGTGGATGCGTCCGATCTTGTTGATCAGCGTCGTGATGTGTGGGTCCCCAAAGCCGTACCCCACCACGAGCACGCGCGGATGATCAGCGACTAGGTTGCCGGCATGACGCTGGTAGGTCGCGTACGGTTCGATCAGCAACTTGGAGGTCTTCTCCATGCCCGTGATCAAAGGCCCTATGATTGTGTGGCGACCAGCTTGGCTACTCGGCTGACTTCGGCGGCCCCAGCTCGCTCGGGCGGTGGCGGGCGATGGGTGCATGTACAGGTCGTGCCAACCGTCCTCGAAGCGAAAGCGGTTCACGTCTGCGCTTCCGCCGCGGTATCCAAACGAGACGTTGCCATGCAAGTGGATCAATCGCGGTGGCCTTTGGTAGGCATCAAACCGCTGAACGCTCTCACCCGTGACCGGCGCGAACCCTTGCTCGTGCGCAGACCAGCCGAGCGCACCCTCGACCAACTGGTCGTAGTTCAGGGTCACCACGTGTAGGTCAAAAGCAGATTCCAGCTGCTGCCACAGCGCAGCGAACGCCGGCCACCTTGGCGAGGCCGCCGCACTGTTTGTCCCTGCTACGATCTCATCGTGCAAGACCTCGAACAGCTGGCGCGCCGCCGCATCCACCCATAGATCGTCGGCTATGATCCCAGCCAGGTCGATGCGAATCCCGCCCGCAAGTGCGGCTTCCACGATCCGAAAGCGCGGCACGGTTCCTGGCGATGAGCTGGTCCTCATGCTGTCAAGAGCCTCGAGTGCATGCAGCACGTGCTCGAAGTTGGCAGGCTTGAAGTGCTCATCGAGCAACCTCCGCAGCACTCGAGCCGCCGGTTCGCTGCGCGGCACCGCAACACGGAGCTGGATGCGGTCGAGCGCATCCCAAACCTTTTCGGTGAGCGCGGCGACGGACGGAACGCCGACTTCGAGAGAGCCTCCCGCTCCCACCACTACTGTCAGATGTGGCCTGCCACTCATAATAGTGTATATCTGACACCAATAAGCGCGACGGTCAATGCTGAGCGAGGACGGGCATCGGGGCGGAGGAGCAGCTATCGCGCGCGGCGTGCGATATCAGACGCGGCCGAAGTGGCCGCCCAGCTGGGATGCCACCCGCTCGACGAAGCGGCGCGGGACCTGGTCGGGCTGCGCGTACTTGTCGAACACCGGCGCCAGGAAAGGGCGTGGCGGGACCTGAATGACTGCGATCCCGGTGCCTGGCCGCCCGGGATTCGGTCCGTCCAGGCCGGCATGTCGGAACGCCGCATGCAAGAACGCGCGAGCCTTCGACGTAAGCCGGAGGACGACCGGTCGCGAGCCAAACTCGTTCAGCGCCGCGATATCGACGAGCGACTTCCCGGCTCGGGTGCGCGCCGTGCGGAGCCACCGACCAGAACCGGATCGGCTTCTGATGACTCCTTTGGGAGTCCACGGAAGGCGCGGATCGCGAGCACCGTCGGTGTACCCTGGCGAAGGCGCGTCCGGTTCGACTTGCGAACGCACGGGAACGGCGTGCTGTTCGGGTAGTTGGTTGCGACGAGTCGTGCTTGTCCGCGACGACGGCGATGGCACCAACCTCATGGACATCGGAAAATTCCAACGTGCCTTCAACGATAACGTTGTGGAGGTTGCAACTGCTGGGACGCGCAACCTAGGTCATTGAACCTCCCCACTACCCCATAGTTCACCATTATCGGAATAGTACCGATTGCCTGGAACAGCTGGCGCCATCATCATAAGAGTCTCGATTAGGAGGGTTAGTCGGATGGCGAAGAAAGCTGCAAAGGCACCTGGGTTGTCTGATCCATTCCTTCACATGGTCAGTTCCACCCGAGACTTCGCGATCCACGTGGTCAGATCCGCGAGTTGGGGACTCACGCTGGCCTGCGGATGCGCGTTCGCGGCCCGTCTGATGTGGCCGCTATTGCCAAATGATATTACATTGCATTATTTTCTATCACTATTCTCGCTAAGTCTCGGTGCGTGCATTGGTCGCCCAATCGATCGCCGTTTCGCTCAGTCCTCGCGAGTGACAGCGCGCGATCGGCAGTGACTGTGGACGAGCACGCAAACGCGGTCAGATGTGGCCGAAATGACCGTCGAGAAGTGCAGCAACGCGGTCGAGAAAGCGTCGCGAGACCTGGTCGGGTTGAGCGTACTTCTCGAACACCGGAGCCAGAAACGGGCGTGGCGGGATCTGGATGACTGCGATCCCGGTGCCCGGCTGCCCGGAGTTCGGACCGTCCAGACCGGCGTGTCGGAACGCTGCGTGCAAGAACGCGCGAGCCTTCGGCGTGAGCCGGAGGACGATCGGTCGCGAGCCAGACTCGTTCAGCGCCGCGATGTCCACAAGCGACTTGCCGGCTCGGTCGCGCGCGGTACGGAGCACGCCGACTAGGACCCGATCCCCGTCCTTGACGACCGTGATGCTGTTGCGGAGGTCGGCCTGAACCAACAGCGCCTTGGTGCCGTGGAACCCGCGGAACTGTCGGATCGCGAGCGTCGTCGGCGCGAGCGGCGCGAACGCCCGCCCACCCGGAGCCTGCTCGCGGATTCCCTCGACGATCTTGGTCCGCAGGAACTGCGCTTCCTGCAGCAGCGCCTTGTCGAACGCCGCCTGCATCCTCCGCGGCGCCTCCGCGAGGAGCTTGCCGACCCGGCTCCACGGGCCGATCTTCGTCACGTCGATCTTCACGCACCCCCCTGGCCCCCGAGGGCGCGCTCGTTGAACGTGGCGATCAGGAGGTTCCGCCAGCCACCCAGCCCGAACTCCGGCTGCGGCTCGGTGAGGTAGAGCCCGGGGGGCGTGCGGACCGTCTGGACGATCTCCGCGGTGCGCCGATCGCGGATCGCGACGAGCCGATCGCCGACGCGCAGCAGCGCGTCACCGGTGCTTGGATCGACGAGGCCTTGTCGCTCGAGGTCGCGAAAGTGGAACACGAGCACCACGTGCGAGCGGGGCGAGTTACCGGTCGCGAGCTCGTTGAGCGCGGCGAACGACTGGACCTCGATCTGGCAAGGCAGGTGGAGCGGCGGTTTCTCCCGACGCGAATCGCGCCCGGTCCCGACCGGGCGCGGCAACAACACCGTCTCCTGGAAGTCGGCGTCGTAGCCAGACGTCAGCGGTCCGGCACCGTCCGGATCGGTTCCCGTCGCCGCGGTGTCTAGCTGCGCGAGCTCGGCGATGAACATCTGGAGCAGGCGGCCCCGCATCACGCTGCCCCGAGCTGTGGTGGCCGTTGATAGGAGGCGAGGATCGCGTCGATTTCCGGATCGCCACTGAAACCGCCCTGGGCGTGGAGTGGCTCGAGGTTGTAGCCCTGGTCGCGCGTTCGCTCGCTGACGATGCGCCAGCGCTTCTGGCGATCCTCGCGGAGCGAGGTGTCCGTCATCGTCGGGATTTCGCGCAGGACGAGGAGCTTGGTGACGTGACGGATCAGCTCGGGCGTGCGGCCAACGGCGGAGCTGTCCGGATCGGTGTAGCCGAACAGCCCGTTGACCACGACGTTCTGAACGCCGCGAAACCACACCAGCGAGCCGAGCCCGAGGCTCGCCGCCGGCGTTGCCTGGACGCCGAGTAGGTCCGAATCATAGAAGAACTCGAGCCGCGGATTCTCGCGGTCGTCTGGATCGAGCAGCCCCTGCGTCAGGTGGCGGTTGTAGACCTTGAAGAACGACGGCACGACCGGGAGCTCGCCGATCTCAGCCGGCATGGCGACGAGCAGTGTCACGTCGCGGATCGCGATGATCGGGTGCCCGAGCAGGAGGACGTGGCCACCGCTCCCGTCGAGCGCAAGTGTCATCGGCCGCGGCTCGAAGAACCGCCCGGTGATCCGGTCCACGTACTGGGTCGCCAGGCGAATCAGCCGCGCCAGGCGGGCATCCGTTGCCTCGGTCGTCGCGACGCCCTCGGCTCGAAGGTCCGAGACAAGCGCGTAGCCGGAGCGATAGGAGCCCGCCCCCGCAGCGAGGACGTCAAAGTCCGCCGTCACGGTCTGTTCGGCGGCGCCCGCCACACTTTGTACGAGCCAGCGGATCTCGTGCGCACCGAGCGCCTCGTCCGGTGCCGGCGTCCAGCGCGCAACGACGTGACCCGGGCCGAGCTTGTCACCTGCCGGCCACGGCTCGGCGAGATTCACCGCGGCGCGGGTGTCCGGCGGCGTCGGGAACACCTGGACTGGACTTGTGCGCTTGGCATCGTCGCTGACGTCGAAGACCTGAAAGCTGACGGCGGCCGCGTCCACCAGGACTCCCCGCGATGGCGTGAACAGCTCGAGCACCGGGTTGGCGCCGTCGCTGGACTGCCCGCGTGCGATCGCCGGCATCGTCAGCGCTCGGTCACGTCACGCGCGGTCGCCGCGCCGCGGTTGTCGGTGGAGGCCGACGCTTCCGCGCTGGCGCCAGCGCCGCCGACATCGTGCCCCTCCGCATCCGTGGCGACGCGCAGAAGCTGCGCCGCGCTGCCCTCGAGTGCGCTCGCTTGGCCCTCGAGGCGGTACGCGGCCGCCGTCCATTCCTTCTCGCGGCGGACCAGGTGGCGCATGGCGGTCCGCCCCTGCTCGCGCAGCAGGAGTGCGATCGCGAAGAGCGTCGAGTCGAACTCGCCGCTGGCGCCGGGCTCCGCTGCCGCTGCCCGGACCGACTCCCAGCGCTGCGCGAGCACACCGCTCCGCAGCTCGTCGTCGATCTGGACCGCAAGAGCCCGTGGGAGCTCCACGGCGAGCGCACGGCATGCCGCCGCCATCCCGACGTGCTGCGGGATCTGCGCGCCCCGCAGGCTGCGCGCGCGCGTCGCGTTGTCGGCCGCGAGCGCGCGGACGGATGCGACAGCGTCGGTGCTCCTCACCGTGGCTGGGTTGCCGCTGTCGGCGGTGGCTCCGGTGGGATCAGGGTCCTTCATGGACGCCGTCCTGCCGCCACAGTGGCGCGCGATCGCCGGCCCGGATCTCGTAGATCGGCAGTGGTCAGGTCGCCGCCGAGCCCGGTGACGTCGCGCGGCATTGCCACGTTGGGTTCGGCCGCGCGCGCCCGCTCCTCGGCCTTCTTCTTCTCGGCAGCGTCGATCCGCTTGGCATCCTCCTGCGTGCACACGTCGAACGCCATCGGAGAATCCTCGTCATCGGCGATCTGGTGCACCGTGGCCAGGTACGCTGCCATGTGATCGGAGACGCGATACCACCCCTTGCGCTCCTCGAACGTTGTGCCGGCCACCGTGTAACGACGGATGATGTGGCCCTTTTTGGTGTCAAAGGGCCTGAGGCGAATGAGCTTGGCCATGGGGAGATGGGTCCTTTCAGACCTTCGTCGTCTTGAGCACCGCGGCCGCGATCGCGTTGACCTTGGCCTTGAGCTCGTTGAGGAGCGCCTGCTCGCCGGGGCCATAGGCGGCCGTCGCGTCCGCGGCTGCCACCCGGGTCGGCTTGAGCGCGGCGAGGTCATCTGCGATGTCGCGAAGCGCGTCGGCGAGCGCGGGCTGTCCGGACGCCCCGCCTGGCGTGAGGTTTGCACCGCCGGAACCAAACCGCTTTGAGATCTTCGCCATCACGCACCTACCCGGACGTTGATCGCCTTCACGACGGCCGACTCTTCGGCGTACTTCACGTCGAACCGCAGCGTCGCGACGATGACGAGCACACCGTCGGTGACGATCTTGTCGACCTCGACGCGGATGTTGCGCCAGATGCCGACGTTGATGTTCTTGGGGTCGGTCAAGATGATCGACGTCTGGTTCTGCCCGGCGCCCTGCGCCTCGGGGAACATCGGCACGTCGATCACCGGCACGCCGGAATACGTCGCCGGCACGTCCTGCTCGACGTACTTATCACCAACCGCGGTCGCGCGCTCGGACAGCGAGTCCTTGTAGTCGAGCTCCGAGTTGACCGACGTGAAAAACCGCAGCTGCTTCTTGTTGCGTACGAAGGCGTGCGGCATGGTCTTCAACATGTCGCGGAACACGCCCTTGTTCGTCGTCTGACCCTGGGCGTCGACGATGTTCGACTGCGCCTGCTTGAGGATGCCGTCGAGCTTGGCGAGGAACGGATCTGGATTCCCCCGCTCGCCCTGGATCACGACTTCGTCGACATCGCGCGCGATGGCTTCGGCCATCAGCTGCATGATCGTCTGCCGCAGCTGGCCGCGCTCGATCGAGTCCTCGAGAACCTCGTTGTTCAGGCGCACCTCGGCCTTGAACAGCTGGGCGTCGAGCTCGACCTTACCGAGGTTGGGCACTGCGCGGTCGTCCTTGGCAAGCGCGGTCGCCTCCGAGCCCGACCGCAGAATCCGGTTGGCGAACCGGATCTTCTCGATCAACTGCTTGGGGCTGCGCATCGGGACAACCGTCGCCTGCTTGAGGATCACGGCCTCGTTGATCAAGATCCTCATGAACTTCTGCGCCTGCGCCGGCTGCAAGAGACCGCCGCCGGCGGTGAGATCGGCGAGCGCGAGGTCCGCCTTCTCGAGAATCGTGCGATTGTCCATCAGCCCTGCGGTGAGTCCACCCATGGGGTCTCCTATTCCTCGTCGTAGAACGAGACCGCCTTGGCGACGCTGTCTCGCGAGATGGGTCGGTTCATGTCGAGCGGCCAGGAGACGTCCAGAACCTCACGGCGGCGACTGCCGCCCTCGATGGGAATCGCGTTGGATGTGCCGGGCGTCTTGCGCAGGCGGACGATCTCCTGTTCCTGCCGCTTCACGACGCGCGTCAGCTCGCTCACGCCGGCGGCGAGCTCGCGCATCTCAGGCACGACGTCGCGCTTGACCTGCGGGCTCGGCCTGGCCCCGGCGATTGCGCCCGGCGCCTCTTTCGCCGCGACGAGCTCCTTCAGGATCGCCGACAACGCCTCGAGCGCTTTCTGAAACCGCTCGAGCCGATCCTTCGCCATGCGCCGGCCTGCCTTGGCGACACCGGCCTTCGCGGCGCGCGCCTTGGCCGCCGCCGGCCTTTTGGCGGCGGCCTTCTCCGCTGGATCGGCGAGCTGTTCCCCAACGTCCTCGAGCAGCTCCCCGATGTCCTCGAGCTCGCTGGTCACGTCATCGGGCACGCTGGCATCGGTCCCGTCGTCCGGCTCGCCGGCCTCCTTGACCTGGTTGGTGACCGCCATCAGCCGCTCGAGCGCCTGCGCGAGTACGCGGAGTACGGCGTTCTTCACCGCGCCCGGCAGCACGAGCTCGTCGTCGGCCTTCTGGGCGCTCTTGCCGTCGCGACCCTTGCCAGTGCCCACGCGGGCACCGTCGTTCGAACGCGCGTCGGCCTTCGCACGCGCCCTCGTCTTGCTGGTCTTGGTCGAGGTCTTTTTTTCGTCGTCTTCCTCGTCGTCCTCGTCGTCCTCTTCTCCCTCCTCGTCATCCTCCGACGTGGCCTTCGAAGCCTCCTCCTCGTCTTCCTCGTCGTCATCTTCCGAGGAATCACGCCCGCGAGCCCTCTTGGCATCGGTCTCCTCCTCCTCCTCGTCATCGTCATCGGACGCAGCACGCATGACGCGTGGACGCGCCTTGTCGACGTTCTCGTCGGGCTTGAGCCGCGGTTTCCTGGCGCCCGCGCCGGCCGTCGCACCCGTTCGGCCCTCTTGCGAGGTGCCACCGCTCTTTGGCTTGCCATCGTCCGCCATCTGGCTGCTCCTTTTCACAAGAAGGAATCGGCGCTTGTTGGCTGCCCGGTCCACCAGCGACACCTCCTCCACCACGATGTCGCGCAGACGGTGCACCCCCGACTCGCCCTCGGTGGCTGCCTGCTTCGTGGTGCTGCCGTCGTCTGCCATGGCTCCTCGGAACGCAAAAAGCCCCGGCAAGGACCTTGGTCCGTGCCGGGGCTTGAAGAACTTCAACGACCCCTATGGTCTTGTGAGTGTTTTGATCCTATGGAACTTCCACAGTGATGTCAAGTGAGTCGGGTGTGATTCTAATATATTTACTTCATTGCATAATCCGGCACTACGCCTCCAATCCTCGTCGGAGCCGTTCCGAGCCATGCCGCCTGTGGGTCTTGCGTACTCCTGGATCAGCACTTCCTCGATCCGCGCCTGCGCCCGCCGGTACAGCCTCCCGACCTCGTGACCGGCGCGCTCGAAGCTCGACCGCGAGTACGGTAGCCGCGCCAGCTCGCGCCCGGTCGCCTCCGCTTCGAGCGACGTCCCTTGCGCGAGCAGGTATGCCATCGCGCGCGCCGTGTGCGGCAGCCAGCCGTCGGCGGCGACGCCTGCGCGCACGCTCGCCGGATCGAGCGTGTCGCCGTTGCGCCCGGTCTTCCGGTACACCGTCCATCACACGCACCGTCCCCGCGAGCGTGTGTAGTCGCTCTCGCACCGGCCGATCCCCGATACTCGTCACCCCACACCCGGATCACCGGAACGTCGATGTCGAGCCGCGACAGAACCTGGGCATGCAGCCCACGCTCGACCTCGACGAGCGCATCGGCCACGCGCTGCTCGTGCGTGCCGTAGTCGATCGCCGCGCCGTTCCCGGCCTGGGCGAGCTCGTCGTCGAGACGCTGGGTCAGTTCCGCCAACGGGTGCATAGCGCCGCGCAGCTCGTCGGCACAGCGATCGTCGTGGTCGTGGTCATCGTCGGGCTCCTCGCGTCGTCGCTGCGACGCGGACACCATTCAGATCCTCGACGGGATCCGAGGTAACCTTTTGACCACCTTCACGGTAGTCGCCGGCGTCAATCGGCACAGCCAGATCGCGCGGCGGCCAAGCGGCGGGAGCGAGGACATCGAGCTCGACGATCGGTCACCGCCTCGATGCCGAGCGCGATCACGAGGACGCGCTTGCAACCGTTGCATTGCGGAAAGGAGCCGCGTAGTGATCACTCGAGCGTCGCCAATTCACCTTCAACCACGATCGGACATCACCATGCTCAACCTCGCCTTCATCTTCGACGATGCCATCCACGCCCTGACCCGGTACGCCAAAGGTCTCGCCGTGGTCCCGTTGCCGGCCGCCGTCTACATGATGCAGGTCGACGTCATCAACCACTACCACTACGCCTTGGAGCACTATCTCACCGTGGCCTTGGACGAGCCATTCCTCCAGAACTCCTCCCGCGGCACCCCGTACCAGAAGTGGGCCCTCGTTACCAATGAGGACTTCGAGACACTGTCGTTTGCGATCCATAATCTCTTGAGATATACAAGCCGGCTGATCCACGAAACGGAATGTCTTGTTCCCGAAGGAGACAGATTTTCCGAAGAGCAGCGCAACGCCTTTGCGGAGCGCTTGCTTCAGTCCGGAAAGAAGTATTGGGAAGAGAGGAGCATCAAGAGCAACTCCTACACTAGTCCGATTTCTGAGATCCGCTACTGGAACAAGTCGATCGGAGTCATGATCCATGACGGCCACCGCCTGTCCATCGTCGCGGTGCGGACCGAACCCAGCCCGGAAGGATGGAAGGTACAATCCGCGGCCGGTGAGCCCACCCTCTATTTCCGGGTCACCATCGTCGATGGCATCGAGCATGAGCAGCCGATCGAAAAGGATGAGTACGAACGGCTACTGCGGCTAACGGGGACGATTCAGGCGAAGGAGATCGACATCCGGGACCGCTCACGCCTGGTGACGCTGCAGGAGCGAGGCCGGGTGGAAGTCGCCGAGCTCAGAAGCCGTAACCGTGCCTTCGCGGAAGTTTGTAACGCGTTCTATCAATCGCGAAGGGTTGCGCAACCGTTTGATAACCTCAACGCGTCATACTGGATCTAGAAGTGCAGCTGTTTTCCGAACGCTGGAGAGGTCGCATCACGAATAGACGCTGCGCCGATCATCTATCGTAACGACCGCTCGGTGATCCCGTGTCGGAGCACAACAGTCCGCGTAGGCAGATCCCCGGCCGGGGCGCCCGGCCCTACGCGGTCTAATCCCGACGCGCGCTGCCACCGATGCTGAGCCCGGTCAGCTCACCGCTCTTGATCTGTGCCCATAGCTCGTCGTCGAGGATGCGCACGGCAAGCAGCCACGTGCCCTTGCGAACTTGTGCTCCGTCAAGCGGGAACGACGTCGGAGCCAGGTACGACTCTAAGATCTTCACGCGGCCGTTGACGAGTCCGCGGTGCATCAGCCCGATGTTCTGGTGCTGCTCCATGAAGCGGTGGGCTGCATCGCGAACCTCCGCCGCAGAGTAGATGTCGTCTTGGGCGTCGACCGTCTCCGGCTCGAGCACCACGCCGAGCACGTAACGCTCCTCGCCAGTCTTGAGCAGAGGGATGCGCTTCTCGAGGACCGAAACCAACATGGTGGCCAAGGGCGCCTGAGCAGCGTTGCTGTCGCCCGCCTTCGCGACGGCGGCCTGAGCCTCCTCGATGAGCCGCCGAGCTCGATCCTGCAGCTTGGCCTTCGCGTCGGCTGTGAGCCCCTCCACCGTGCTCTGCGGGATGCGGTCGATCGCGTTCTGCAGATGCGGCACGTCGAGATCGCCTGTTTGGTTGCGGTACGGGAAGTGACGCAGGCTTCGGGGAGCCGTCTTCCCGTCGTCGTCTCGTGCGCCGCCCGGCTCAATGTAGAGGAACGCGTCATCCGGCAAGTCGTTGATGTACGCCCGGCTCCATTGTACCTTCGCCAGCTCGCCGATCGCTGGTGTCGCGGCCTCGAGGGCGGCCACGACATCCGGGATCGCCGTCTCGATCGCTGGCGCGATCCGCGCGCTCAGCGGCAGCAGTTTTCTCGCCAGCGCCATGGCTCGTTCCTCGCTGGCACCGTCGAAACGGTCCAGCGCATTCGCGAGCGCGACGATCAATGGCTCACCGACCTCGCTCGCCAGTGCCTTCGCGAGGACGCAGGCTAGGTCGAGGTCCGCTGCGACGTCGGCCGGCAGTTCGAACGACGCCTCGACCTCGTCCAGCTCGTACGGTCCGAGGGACTTCTTGGTGATGGCGTAGTTCGCGATCAGCAGCTGTGGCAGCGTCTTGGGGCCGCCAACGCCGCGCATCGAGGAGATCGTGCGCCGCGTTCGGACGGTCCGGACCTGGAAGCCGCTGGTGTCGAGCTTGCCGCGGGTGCCGTAGGTGACGAGGAACTTGCCTTTGATGCCGTCCAGGATCTTGCGAAACTCGACCTCGTCGAAGCGGTCCTCGCCGACCTCGACGTTGTGCCCGGGGTACGGCGGGTCCAAGAAGAAGAAGGTGTCCTTGCCGTCGAACTCCTTCACCACGTCGGCGTAGTGCGCGGAGCGAACGGTCACGTTGCGCAGCCGGTCCCGATACTTCTCGATTCGATCGATCGTGCGCGCGCCGATGCCCTCGGCGTTGGGGTTGTAGCTCTTGCCGCGAAGCTTCCCGTACGCGAAGTGCGACAGGTAGAGGAAGCGGTACAGCTTGTCGACCTTGCTCTTCGGCTTCGCCTCCTGCATTGCGCGGTACAGCGTCCGGCGTCCGGTCCAGTCCTTCTTCTTGAGCGCGGCAAGGTCGCCATCGCTCAGCGTCGAGAGCGCCTTGTACGCGAAGGCGATCTCCGGATCGGCGTCGCCGAGGATCTCCTTGTCGGATGGCGACTTGGCGAAGAACACCGCCCCGCTGCCGGCGAACGGCTCGACGTAGGTCTTGTGCGGCGGGATGAGCTTCACGAGCCGCGGTGCGAGGTGCTTCTTCCCCGCCGGCGAGCCCCAGATCGTCTTCTCGACGGCTTCTACTCCCTCGCCCCTCGATGGCTCGGCGGTGACTGCCTGTCCCGGTCCGGCGACCGGCGCATCCAGCGCAACGTTCGGCAGCTGCATCTGCCGCCCGTCGTCGCGCCCAATCGGGCCGCCGTCCGATCGCGACGGCCGCGCCGTTCGCGGCAACTCCGCCGCCTCGGGGTCCGGCTGCACGACACGCAGGAACGCGGCTGCGCGTCGGAGCGCCCCGTCCGCGGGTGAACTCGGCGTTGCCGTTCTCACAGGTCACCTGGCCTTCGGAGATGCGACCTCGTCGGGGTCGTACCCCCACAGCGGCGTGGCGTCATCCTTGTCGGCGCCCTTCAGAAACGCGTCGGTGGCGAGATCCATCGGCCAGCCATCGCCGTCGCGATCACCGGCGGTCTCACGACCATCGCCCCAGTCGCGATCTTCGCCGTCGCCGCGATCGCCACCACGGCGTGCGTCTCCGCTGCGTCCGCGCTCGTTGCCCTCAGAAGCATTCTTGGTCGCCCGCGCCCGCGTCTTGGTGTCGTCCGATACTCCAAGATCGGCCTTGAGTTTCTCGAGAGCCTTGGCGACCTGGTTGAGGTTCTCCGCGAAGGCCGAGTCACCGCTCGCCGACGACACCCGGTCCAGCGGCACGTCCGTGGAGCTCTGCTCGCTCGCCGTCGACAGATCCTCCATCGGCGTGTCGCCGTCGGCCTTGGTCGGCGCGAACGCGGTCGTGACCTCGACGTCGATGTCCTCGCTCTCAGTATCCTCGGCGGCGAGCTTGGCGATCGCGGCAATCACCTCATCCACGTTGCGCTTCAGCGTCGCGAGCCGGCGCTTGGCGACCTCGGGCTTGTCCTTGGCAGCCTTCTGGATCTCGGCGAGCGCGAAGCTCATGAACTCGTTCAGCGGCATCCGCTTCGCGGTCGGTCTTGCATCGCCCCGCAAGAGCCCCACGACCTCTTCGAGCCGCGTGGCGATGGTGTCCAGCTTCGTTGTCTTCGTCATAGACAGCTCCTTGTCGTTACGATCCGTCCTCGGGCATCCAGCAGGTCCGCCGATCGGGCTCCCAGGCCTGGCCATCGAGCTCGTAGCGGAGGTAATGCGGCAGGTGGTCGATCACCCGAACGAGGCCCCAGCGCAGGTCACCGCGTAGCTGGCGGACGAGCCGCTCGCAGATCGCGAATCGGTGCCGGACCTCAGCCCCGGTCACCCGCGTGCCATCGGCCTCGAAGCTGCGCGTGACCGCGTGCTCGATGCCGAGCAGGGCTTGCTCGAGCTGCTCGCTCTCGATGAGCGAGAGGAAGTCGCGCGGCATGGCTAGTCCACCACCACGATGGTTGAGCGACAGCGACCGTGCAGCGGCGGGACGGTCACGCCCGCGGCCTCAAGTTCGTCGGTCGACAGCGCGCGAGAGTAGCGACCGACGCGGTCCGAGCTCCCCACCGACGACTCGTCGACACGGGCGACCATGCGGCGCCGCCCCGCCCGCTCGTAGTACAAGACCTGGTTCCCGGCATCGTCGGCGCCGACGCGCATCCATGGCTGCAGGTTGGTCACTGCCTCCGCGTCGTCGGCCTGCTCGACCTCGTCGAAGCGCTGCCTTGCCCGCTCTACGCTGAACTCGCGGCCATGCATGAACCGGCACACCTCGCTGGTGACCTGGTCCAGCACCGCTTCGAAACGAAAGTGGTCGACGTCGGCCTCGTCGAACGCGGCCAGCTGCGTGTAGGTTCGGCCTCGGTTGGCGAAGCTCGTCGCGACGACGTCCCAGTACGGCTTGCCACGGCTCACGACCGGTGCGAGCTGCGCCGACAGGTCCGCGACAATGTCGTCCCGGCCGAGCCCCTGCTCGAGCCCGGCCGCCACGATATCTCGCGCGCGCAGGCCGAGCTCGTCGCGGCGACGGCCGTACTCGTCCCGGATGAAGTTCGCCTCGCTCTTGCGCACGAACGCAGCGATCCGCGTATCGGTCCTCGTGGTGTCGGCGGCGATCCGGAGCCCGAACTGCCGCACGGTCGCACGCCGTGATCGATCGACGACGTTCTTGGCCTCGAGCTCGAACACCTGCTCCACCCGCGGCAGGACCTGGTCCGCGACGCCGGCGACTGCGTGCCGCGCTGCGCGGAGGACCTCGTCCCGCGCGTGGACCGACAGGCGGGGCCAGTCGACATCGAGCGTCGCGAGCGCCTTGCGCAACGCGCCCGCCTCCGCCTCGCGCGACACGCTGGTGAGCGCCCGGGCCAGCCGTCCCACGATGACGAGGAAATCGCGCGGGTCGAGCGGATCGAGCGCCTTGGCGACATCGAGCCGATAGACGTCGCAAAGGAGCTCGTCTGCCGCGTCGATCGCCGCGCGGTAGAGGCCGTCGTTCATATGGGGTCCGATGTGGCGCGCGCCGGCGGTTCGGCGCGCGCCATGGTCGCGAGCTGCGGGCAGAGGAAGCGCCACCAGGCGACCACGCCGCGATCGACGTACGCCTGGAGCGCCTGACGCCCGTGGCGGGGCGCGTCCGGGTCGCGCAGCAGACGCTCAGCGACGCGAACCGCATCGAGCGGCTCGTCGGCGCGCGCTTGCCACCAATGCGGCACCCAGTCGATCGCGTCGCTCGCCACGACCGGGACGCCTTCCGCGATCGCGTCCGCCGTGACGACGTTGAAGGTCTCGGTGTAGCTGACCTGGAACACCAGATCGACGGTGCGCAGGAGGCTCCGAAAGCTGGCCCAGGGCAACCAGCCGGTTCTCGTGACCTTGAGGTTGGCGATGTTCTCGGTCATCTCCTCGAGCGCGCGCCCGTCGCTGCCCTCATTCCGTCCGGTTGACAGGAGCAGTTCGACGGGCACGTGGAGGCTGCGCGCCAAGACAACGGCGGCCGCGGCGCCAGTGAGGAAGTTCTTGAGCGGTCGGTTCGCGCCGAACAGCCCAAGGCGCAAGGCACCCCCCTGCCAGCGCCGGTCGTGACGCGGGAATGTTTCGTCGAGGTTGTAGAGGTTTGGCAAGCAGACCGCGTTGACGCCCCACGCCTCCGTCGCCCAGGCCGTGAACTTCGGCGAGTTCCCACCGACGAACACGTTGTGGGTCGACAGCTGGAGGTCTGCCGTCTGCCGCAGCAGGCGGATCGCGTGCGGATCCGCCGCCAAGAACCCGACGCTCGAGTGGCTGACGACCACCCAGCTCACCTCGGGAAACTCAGCGGCGGTGAGCTCGACCTCGTGGGTCGGAATCCACGGCGCCGCGAGGATGACGTGGGTGGGCCGGATCTCGCCGCGCTGATCCGCTTCCGTATTGACGAGCCGCAGTCGCTCGCGCAGCTTCTGGGCGCTCTGTGCTGGCCACACCTCGGCCCAGATGCCGTGGTGGCGGAGCGTCTTCGCGGTGTACTGCGCGCTGACGCCAAGCCCGACGTGCGACACGCCGATGCCGGTGAAGTCGCGGTAGACGAGCACGACGCGAACGGTGTCGACGTACGGTCGCAGATGATGGGGACGCTCTCTCATGACGATGGGCTTTCCTTTTCGAACCAGCTCGCCAGCTCCTCGGCTGGCACGGTGACCACCTCGCGCTCGAGCGCGGCGCTGCGGGTCTGGTGGAAGGCGCGCGAGGCCTCGCCGGCTTCGGCCTCGCGCAACGCGTTGCGGATCGCGATCAGGCGGGTGGCTTCGCCGACCAGGTCGAAGGCCGGCTCGCCGCGGCGGCGCCGCCCCCGAGGGTGGCCCTGGGCCGGCGTGAGAACGCCGCCGGCAGCAAGGTCGCCGGTGCCGAGGCTTCCTGGTCCGTCCTTCTGAACCTCCGGCCCAAGTGGGTTCTCGGGCTCGGGCGTCGGTGGGATCCCGGCCAGCGTGAGCGGCACGGGCTGCTTCACCCAGGACGCGTTGATCCGCTTGAACTCGCGGTTGAAGACGTCGCTCGCGAGCATGCGGCCTTCCTCCGGCGTCAGGATGTTCGCGTTCACCAGGCTCCGGACGATGTCAGCCATCGCCGCCGGGTCGCGCGTCACCGGCGAGTTCGACCGGAACCGCCAGAACCGGATGCCCATGTCGGCGAGCAACTTGCGGTTGACGATGAAGTCGAACTCCTCGCGCTCGGGCTGGAACACCTGCATCTCGGCGAAGCTGAGCGCGGCATCGCCCGTCGATCGATTGAAGTCACGGATGTCGCCGCGAAGCAGGCGCGGGAGACGGAACGACTGACCGACCTTGTCGTGGTTGCGCTCGTCGTAGTTCTGAAACAACGCGTCGGTCTGCTGCGCGTTCGTGAGCGGCTTGAGCTCGATCTTCATCCGGCCGGTGTGATCGAAGTTCGCCCCGCCGGCGGGCTCGGCTTCGAGCACCAGGATCTTGTGGAAGTTGCGCTTCCCCTTGATGTGGTTCTCGATATAGCTCTCGATCCGCGGGACCGACTGTGCCGAGAGCCGACCGCCGGACACGAGCAGCGCGAGCGGCGGCACGCTCTTGTTCTCGAAGTACAGAAAGTTCACCTCCTCGGCCTGACGTGTGCCCAGCACCGAAAGCAGGTTGCCGATCCAGCGTGGCGTTCCGTACGCCGAGCGCGCGTTGTGCAGCTTGAAGTGCAGGACCTCGGTTGCCGGCCCGTCGGTCGCGTCGCCCGCTTCGAGTTCGTCGATCGATCGGAAGAACCGGCCGGTCTTGCGCGACAACACACGCGGGTCACCGAACTCCTTGAAGTAGACGACCTGCTGCTCGAACACCTGGACGTAGCGCCGGAACCGCCGCCGCACCTTCATCGTATCGAAGGCGATCTCGGAGACCTTGAAGTTGACGTCCACGTCGACCAGCTCGAGTTCGAGCGGGAGGAGCCGCATCGTGAACCCGGGCAGGTAGACGAGCTGAACGATCTCGCCGCCGCCGTCGCGCAAGACCTCCCAGTAGCCGTTGCCCATGACCTCGATGTCCTGGCGCGTGCGCCGGCGCAGCGTGACGAACGAAACATCGACGCAGCAGAATTCGAAGAAGGTCTCGAGCCGCGAGCGCTCGAGCCGCATCTGCTCGATAACCTCGGCCTTCTTCGCCGCGACCTCCTCGGGCTTCGGCGTGGTGGCGAGCTCCTGGACCGTCGGATCGTCGCGGAATCGCGGGTCCGACCTCCTGCGCTGTCGCTCGACGATCATCGCGTTGGCGATCCGATGGTCGAGGTCGCTGGCGTCCAGATCGATCACCGGCTCGAAGCGGTGGCCGAACGCGTCGATGTTGGTCACGTAGGCATCGACGTTCTGGCGAAGCGAGCTCGAGTTCTCGAACAGGATCGCCAGCGTCTCCGGGTCGTAGGGCGGCGTGATCACGCCCATGCCGGCGAACACCTGCTCGCGCTGCTCGGCGTCCGCCCACGGCAGCGCGTTGGACTCGGCGACACGCTCGCGCCCGATGACGTGCGCCTTGATCAGCGCGACCCGATCGCCGAGCTCGCGCACTGCGCCGTCCAGGTCGATCGAGGTTTCGAGCCGATCGCCGCTCATGGTCCGTCTCCTCCGAACCGCGGCAACGACACGCGCCGATCCGCCAGCCGCCGCGGCGACCCCTGGGCCACCTGCCACCGCTCCCACGAGAGCTCGCAGCCGGGGCACAGCGCTGCGACGCGCTCGACGCGCGGATGCGTGCGCTCGCAGATCGCCGACGCGTACAGGCGATCCCAGTGCGGGGCATCGGACCCTGGTTCGACCCGGCGGCACGCCGCCTCGTCCAGCGCGGACAGGTTCGTGACGCGCCGCAGCTCGACGAGGTCGCCGAGCGCTCGGTGGTGCGCCGCAAGAGGTGACGCCATCACATCGCTCGGAAGTCGAACCCGGACGCGACCGCCTTCGGAAGACCGGAGGTCCGCTCGAGGGTGTGGATCCGCAGAAACGCCACTGCCATCGGTACCAGGACGAAGCCCGGGCCCGTGAGCGGTGCGCCGATCGGCTCGAAGTCCTCCCCGTCGATCGAGCCCTCGAGCTGCAGGGAGCCGGCGAACGGCCCGGAGATCTGCACGGTCTTGTCGCGAAGCCGGAACACGTTCTCGGCCTTGCCAGTCCCGGGCGCGGACGGGACCTCGAGCACCATGCGTTCCGGGCGGGCCATCACCGACCTCCCTGCGCGCGCCGCACCCGTGCGGCTGTCGGTGCCGGCGCTGGTGCCGGTTGCGTGATAACCGCGGCGAGCCCACCACCGGCCAGAAACGACAGCGACCGAACGGTCCGCCCGTCGGATGCAAGCCGCGCGAGCGCCGCGGCGCGCGCAGCCTCGTAGGTGTCGGCATCGACTTCAAAGCTGCCGGCCGGCTGAGGCCGGTCCGCGGACTTGGCGTCGCGATCGATCTGGAACAGCTGGACCTGGTACTTCATGGGCGTTCCTGCGGCCGAAAAGGAAAGAGCCCCGGCGGCAGGCGGTCGGGGGGCGGGGACCTGCCGCCGGGGCTCGAATAGCTCGACGTCCCCGGTTGATCTGGAGTGGTGGTTGCGAGTGCTTACAGCTCGTCGAGCTTCTTCGTTTGCTCGATTTTCACGTCACACACCTTTCCGTGTTGAAAGCTCACCGTGACTTTGCCGAAGAAGCTGCTCGCTGCAAGCTTGTCCAGGAAGCGCAGCAGCCGTTCAATGGGGCTGCGCACGCGGTCGTCTCTCGATGGCGAGGTCTGCATCGTGTTTATCCGATCACCCTGACGTGGACTTCAGGAACGGCACCGGGCAGCGGCCCGCGCTCCTTCTGGCAGGCGAGCGCCACCGACCAGAAGCGGTCAGCGTGGCCCTTGCCGATCTCTTCGCGCTCCGGCTCGAACGACGGCTTGCCGGTCGGTGTGAGCCGTCGCTTGATGCTGTGGATCTGCGCGACCAGCTGGCGATCCTTGGGCAGCACGATGTCCTTGCGCTGCAGGAGGATTTTGAAGTCGGTCGCCCAGATCTCCTTGGACTCGTTCGAGAATGTCTCGGGCACGACCTGTCCGAAGTCCCGGCCGAGGTTCTCCGCCAGGTGCATCCCAATGCCGTTTTGATCGATCGACAGCCGGCCGATCGGCAGCATCGTGAGCATGCGGCGCAGGTCGGCCTCCTGGTCGGCGAACGGCACGCGGTCGTAGCTGCGCAGGAGCCGGCACACCTGCTTGCCGCCGACGTCTTCGAAGATCGACAGCTCGGACAGATCGCGCTTACGGCCGACATCGAACCCGGCCACGAGCCGACCGGTGACGTCGCCAAAGGTCGCGAAGTCGTCGGCGAGCACGAGGTCGTCGCTCGTGCAAGGCAGGATCAATTCATACGGGTAGAACGAGTACGATTCATCCGAAAAGGCGAGTTCAAACTCCTGTTGAAAATCTTCGAGTGCGAGGGCGTCGAGCTGATCTTGAATGTCCTTGTTGCCGAATGTACGGACACGCTCTTCGGTCGGCATCAGCGGCGCTTGCTTCACCGCACGGAGGACATCGGTGCAGAAGAACCGGCACAGCCACCAGGGAACCTGCTGTCGCCAGTACGTCGGGTACTTGCGCAGCTCCTGGCGTGCAACCTGCCAGAACACGCCACGACGCCCGAGTGGCGACGAGCAGCCGGTGAGCTGACCGCGCGAGCGCAGGATGAGCGCCGTCGAACCCTTGTAGACCTCCTGGTCGTTCGCGTAGTGGGCGAGCTCATCCAAAATCAAGTCACCCTTCTTCCCGCGTGGCGCCTTCGAGGGATTCGAGATGATGCGCGATACGCGCTTCGACGCGCTATTGGAGAGGAATCCAAGTTCAGTTTTGGAGTCGGTCACAAGCTTTTTGCGATAGGCGAGTGGCAATTCTTCCGCAAGCTGACGACTGTAATTGATCTTTTCTTTGGCGTCTTCTAAATTGTAGGATACCATCACTGTGGTGTGGACATCGCGCAGATGGCAACGCGCGACGGCCTCGGCTGCAAACAGAAACGAGAATCCGACTTGCCGAGCTTTCTCGACCCAGCGGAACCGGCTCTTCGACTCAAGAAAGGCGATCTGGAACGGCTCCAGCACCAGGGCTTCCTCATTGTAATGGCCGAGACCAGTCAAGAAGCCCACCTCCGTCCCGAGCCAGTCGAGCAGATCCTCCTCCGTGCGCTTGCCGACCAGGAGCGGACCACGCACGTTCGACTTGCTTTCCGCCGACGAAGACGCATGTGATGTCGTCGGAGGTTCCTGATGACCAGCTACGCCGCCGCCGTCCGTCGCCCGCCCCGCACCCTCACCCGCGTCGACCAAGCCAAGCTCCTGAAGACCTCCGGGGAACATCGGGACGGCTTCCGCGACCACGTGATCTTTTCGCTCGCCCTGGGCACCGCCATGCGGGAGCACGAGCTCGCGGCGCTCGACGTCGGCGACGTTCTTCGTGACGACGGCAAGGTCCGGCGTCAGTTCACCCTGCGGACGTTCAAGCGCTCGACCGATGCTCCTGCGAACCAAGACGTCTTCCTGCCCGATGGCGCCTGGTACAAGCTCACCAAGTTCATCGAGTGGAAGCGCGCCCGCGGCGAGAGTCTTGAGCCCACCGCCCCGCTGTTCATCTCCCGCCGCGGTACCCGGATCGCGACCAGGACGCTCCGCTACCTGTTCCACAAGTGGCAGCAGCGGGCTGGGTTCGATCGGCGGTTCAACTTCCACATGCTCCGGCACACGGCGCTCACCAACGTGCAGCGTGCCAAGCGGGATCTCGACTTCACGCAGCGGATCGCTCGCCACAAGGACGCCAACACGACGCGAATCTACGCTGAGCTCAGTGACGAGGACGTCGCTCGCGACGTGCGCGACCTGCCGTGCTGATGGATCTCTGGTCGCCGTCATGCGGGTCTTCCGCGAATCCGTCGAAGATCGAGTCGTGGCAAGAGCTTCTCCATCAAGGGAGTAAGCTCGACGGCGAGCTGAAGCGTTCGCTCGATCTGCGCGAGCTGCTCTGGGCCGTAGAACTCCTCGGGCAGACGCCTACCCTTCGACGCGTTGCATGCGCGACAGAGAAGGACAGCGTTCCCGGGCTCGATGGGAGAGCCTGCGGCGGCGGGATAGTGGTGGTCGATGGTTAGATCGTCCGGTGAGTTACAGAACGCGCATCGGCCATTGAACAGCTTGCACGTCACGCAATATGCAATGACGGAGTAGTCCGGCACGAGACCGGCGTCGCGATCAACCTGGCGCTTACGCACGGCGGCCGCCATCACGCGTAGCCATTGTCCGTCGCGGTCGTTCGCGCGCAGGCGCTTGCGGTGCTCAACGTAGTGCTCGTATTTGCGAGCGCGTCCGAACGGCGAGCGATAATAGCAGGGCTTGCAATAGCCTCTGGTGAAGTGCGGCCGCTTCTGGATGCATCCGCAGGACCGGCAGCGACGGTGCTCGATCCAGTGACCGTCGTCGTCGAGCGATCGCCCCCACGGGGAGTCCACTTCTTTGCGGAGCCAGCTCCAAATTCTGGGTTTCGCGATCGCGCGTACTTGCGCCCGAACGTCCACTTTCTCGGGGATAGCCCCGTGCGAGACGGCAGTGGGCACGCCCGGCGCGGTCGCCGAAAACGGGGGATCGACCCCGGGGGGCCCGGCGACGCTGAGGACGTCCGTCGAGCTGCGCGCCGGTGGCGCCGTGCTTGCGCACATCGCGTCGTTCGCCGCCAGGCGAAGGGCGCCCGCCCCCGCGCCGTCGAGCGAACGTGCGCGCGCCGTCGCCGCCGAGCGCGCGGCCGCCGCTCCGACGCCGGCACCGCTCGGCGGTGAACTACACACAGCAGTGTGCGAACGCGCATGTGCTTCGGCGCTGGTCTCGCCTGTGAACCCGCCGCATGTGTGCTTCTGCGGCGTGTCAGGGTCCGCTGCACTGGACGCCGGGACCGGCCCCCGCGCCGCGCACGCGCCGGCAAAGCGGCAGTCCGCGTTCGGCCCGGGCGCGTCGGCCGCGGTGCTAAATCCGCGACTTGGCGCCGCCCGTTCCACGCGGACTGCCACTTTTTTAGAGAAGCGGCAGTCCGGAGCGGGATCACCGGGTCGGGTCATCGCCCCGCTCCTCTCGACCCAGGTCACCCGGTGGGTCGCCTTCGCCGGTGACCTGCGCGGTCGTGCCGGCGAGCTCGGGCGACATCCCGTCGAGCTGGCTGCGCAGCTGGCGGTGCCGGCCCTGGAGCGCCTCGAGCGTAAGCCCGCCGGCGAGCTCGCTCCGGGAATCCGCGTTGCCGTTGATCAATTCGCGAAGCCGAACCAGCCGGTCGAGGTCCGCGGCCGAATCGAGGCGCACCTTGCCCGCATCAAGCGCCTTGCGAAACCCGGAAATGAACGTGTCCACAATCGCGGCCACGTCTGAAGTGGAGGCCGCCCGCGCGTTGGACACCTTCTCGATCACCTTGGCGTCTGTGCGCGCGAGGATCTTGGCGCGCGCCTCCTTGCGCCGCTCGAAGCATTTCGCGCGGCTGGTGTACTTCCAGATCAGCGTCCGGCTGATGCCGTAGCGCTTGGCCAGGACGGCAAGCGATGGAAAGCGCAGGGCCTCTTGCCCGTTGCGCGGATCGATGACGACCTCGCCGTGCACGAGCAGCTTGTCGATGACGTCCCACGGCACGATGGGTGCGTCGACGCGCTTCGGCCTGCCGGGTCGCCGTGTTGCTGGCGTCGGGGGCGCCCGATCCGTCCACTTCGACCACCCGGCACCAGCGCGCGCCTCGTGCGGCTGGGGCTCGAGGTCTCGGTCGGTTTGCCGATCATCGGCAACGTGCATCTCGCCCACACACGTGGATATGAGACCAGCCGGAGTGAATGTCCAGATCTATTGTTTCGTTTGTGAGCCGAACAGATCAAGTGGTTGATTCGCCATTGCCGATCGACTCAAGTTGGCCAATGGCCCAGAGGTTGTATTCGTAGAGTGGACACCCGGAGTTCTCTCCGCACCAACGACTGACCCGCTGGTTAACAGGTCACCGCGCCGAAAGACCCGCGAGACCGACGAACACGACGTGCGTGCGTGAATCAATTCGAGCCGCTCCGTGGCCCCACGGCCTTATGGCCGCTGCGTGGAGCCACGGTGAGCAAGGCCGCTGCGGAGGGCGCCCGAGCCGGCATTCACAGGTTGCCGGCTCGGAACGCTTTCTGGCGTGCGAGAATCAGCGTATCGCCTTCCACGCGGTCCGATGGCCGTACCGCAGCCAAGCTCCTTCAACGAGGACGACGTCGCTCGCGCTCGCGCCGTCCGCGTACCGCTCCGTCCCCGGCTCGACGTCCGCATCGAACAGGTCGCTACGAACCGCGACGCCGGCCACCGCGTGCTCAATTGGCCAGCTCGGCTGGCTAACCATGCAAACCTCTGCATCGGGGTCCTGCCTCCCAAGCCGCTCCATCAGCTCTCGAACCTTCATGGTCGCTTCTCCTATTCTGCGTCCGGGCTCGCCGTTCGCTTGCACACACATGGGTTTCACGCACGCAGAAAGCAACTCGATTCTCATACGTTGATAGCAAACAAATAGTCTCCGCCGATCTCACTGCGCAGCCACGCTATCAGTAAGCACCGCCCGGCATTCCGGGAATGATTCGCATTCCATTTGTCGAATCTGACTTGCGGTATCGCGCAACCGGAGTCATGTGTCACATGCGGTCGACAACTACGAATCGACCCGAACGAAGGAGTCACATGTCAAATCGGAGCAGCGAGGAGATCGTGTATCACCACGGAACAACCGACCCGACGGACTACCAGACCGAAGACGTGCTGATGTGCATCGCGGACGGGCATGGCCTGCAGAAGGGCGAGCTCTACGTGGCACAGGCGGTGGCGCGCCGGAAGGCGCGAGGCCGCATCGTCACCACGGTCACCGTGACCGCCAACTTCAAGGTCTTCGAGATCATCGATGCGGAGGGTTTCCTGCGCCGCACGCGCGTCCTCGCGGAGGTGATGTCCGCGGACGGCAACGTCAAGCTCCACAACTTCCCAGACGCCGAGCAGCTCGACGTCTGGTGCGCGTTCACCCACGTGCCTGCCAACCGGATCCGCAACAAACGGTACGTCGAGGCCGAACCATCGCCACCCGAGAGCAACCGCTTCACCGCGATGTGCATCCCGGGCGAGCTCGACGACGGCTCGGACGCGAACTGGTACGTCTACGACCTCTTGTTCCGCACCTCCGACAAGATCGGCACCGGGCCGCAGTCGCGCAGCCTCGCCATCTGGACTGCGCGCAACGCCAATCTCGTGCGGAGCGAGAGCGATCAGGAGAAGGCCAACCACGAGCCGGCGTGATCGGTTCGCCGATCCGTCCATGACGGACGCGGCTGGCGTCAGCCCGCACACGCGAGGGCCGATCTCCGCGAGCGACGTGCGACCTGCAGCGCGGAAGACGCTGCGCCGCAGCGCCGGCTTGAATTAGTGGAACTTTCCAGCCCAGATTCCGTCGATACCGAGCTCGACGGGAAGCTCGCCGAGGCCGAGCTCGTCGGCTCGACGTTGCGCTGCGCTGCGTGCGGACACCTCATCGGGTGCGCAGTTCCCCTCTACGGCAGGTTCTGATCGGGGACGAATGAGCTCCCAGCAGTACTCCTTGATCTCGCTGCGCTGCAGGAGGCGCGTGATGCGGATCCAGGGAGTCATGTCGGGCGTAAACGATGAAACGTTGTTCAGCATGCCTACGCTACGCGCGAGCGGTGAAGCCTATTCGAGAGCCCACGCCGTGGCCCGCCGGGCGCATCAAGGACCCTTCGCAGCCTGCGTACGCAGCTAGCTCGTGCGGGATCTCGTGGTCGGAGATCCCGCGCTAGATCCCGCACGAGATCCCGCACCGAAATCGGAGTTAATTGCCACTGGTTAGGTCCTAGTGCGGGATCTGCGGGATCTCCCGCGGGGGTTTTCCTCCAATACGCCATCTGTATTTCTTTCGAAGAGAGGTCTTCCCCGGAAGAGAAGACTGCGAGTTGCGCGTGAAATCCCCCTTGGAGATCCCGCAGATCCCGCAAATCCGATAAGATACCGAAAGCAATAAAGAAACCTGTGCGGGATCTCGTGCGGGATCTAGCGCGGGATCTCGAGCCACGAGATCCCGCACGCGATCGAGACGAGACAACGACGCCGCGACCGCCACCCGCGGGTACACCGCGCGCGAACTCACCTCACCGCCCGGCAGGCGGCTCGACGCCGGGTTGCGTTGTGCGCATGGCCGGCACGCTCCCGGACACCTCGTGCGCGGTCGTTACGACCGCTACCGAAGGCGCCTGAGGGCGACGTCCTCGTTCTGGCGCGTCAGCAGATCGAGAACCTCGAGCGGCCCCTCGTCGGTGCGTAGCAGCAACCTGTAGTGGATGCCGACGCGCGCGATGAGCACCTGCCGCGGCATGTCCTTGGCCTGCTTCACCTTCCGCCAGGCCGCTGCGTCACCAGCGGCCAGCGCGCCGATCGTCCGCATGGCGTTCGCGGCGATGTCGCGAGGAACGGTTCCGAACGCCGCCTCGGCCGCCGGCCGGAACCGCAGCAACCGCACGGGGTGCACGGTGCCCTCCGGCAGGTCGTCCACGTCGTCGTCGTCCGCGTCGGACTCGCTGCCGCGCGTGACATCGGGCTGCCGGGGCTGGGCATGCCGATCCGCCTCGATCAGCTGCGCGAGCTCGCGACGGAGCTCGGCACGTTCTTCGTTCCGTTCCCGAATGCCGGCCTGGAGGTCATCGATCTTCTGCCGCAGAGCGCGAAGCTCGAGCTGGGAGGTATCGGTCTGCGTCTGGGTCGCGCGCTGGTGCGACTCTGCCGCGGTCCGTAGGGCGCGATCGAGCTCGCGCTCCCGCTCGGCTGACTGCTGCTCCATCGCGTGAAGCCGACCGGTGACGCCATCGAGCCGCGCCTGGAGGTCGAGCGCCGTCTGGTTGAGCCGATCGCGTTCAGCCTCGGCGAGCTTCACATCGGCTTTCGCTTTCCGCTGACCGCCCATCGCATCGAATACGTCCTGGGCAGGATCACCGGGTGCAAGTTCGAGGTCGTCTCGCGCTCCCTCGATCCATTCGAGAAGGTCATTGCCGTCGTAGAGCGAGTTCGTCGCCAGCGCGCCGCGAGCGACGAAGATCCCGAGCGATGGCGACCAACGAACGACGACGTCGGCCAGCTCCCGCGCGGTCATGTCACCTCGTTGCCGCACCACAGCACGAGCTGCGTTCTCCAACAGAGCGAGGGGACCGTCGGCATCGGTCGTCGCCATCGCGAGCTCGAGCGCCAGAAATGGGTCCGACGTTGGATCGTCGAGCCGTGCCATGAGCTGCTCAGCCACGTCCACGTGGCCGGCGACGAACGCCTGGGAGATGATCTGCTTCAGCAGCTCCTCGGCCGCAAACCCATTGCCGAATCGGCGGACATATTCTTCGCGGGCCAGCATTGCGCGAGGCCAATCGCGAAGCCGACCCTGGCGTCGGATCAGCTCGATGAGCGAGTTGGCCCGCAGGCGACGCAGGTCGAGCTCGGCGAGGTCGGCACGCGACAGCTGACCGATCTGCTTGTGGTCCAGCTGCGCCTCGATCGCGCGTAGGCGCGCGGCCCGCGGGACTCGGGGCTCCGCGAATGCAGGCGCGATCTCCCCATGGCACTTCTTGAACTTCTTCCCGCTGCCGCAAGGGCACGGCTCGTTCCGGCCCGGCTTCGTCGCCGCGCGCGCAGGCACGTCGGCCGGCTGCGGCTCCACGACTTGTTGAGGGAGCAGTGACACGATCCCGTCGATCGGCACGCTCCAGAACTCGCGCATGATCTGACCGAAGGTCTTCACCCGCTGGTCCGAGATCGCCCCCTGCTGCTTCTCGTAGATGGATCGGAGCTGCGCGTCATCAAGCTCGGTCATGAGATAAGCCACGAAGCCGCTGGCGAGTGCCGGCAGCTCGGCGCGGCGCGCCAGACCTCGCAGTCGCGGCACGAGCGCGCGCCGCACGACCTCCGACGCTTGCAGCTGCCACAGCGCGAACGCGGCGTAGCTCGTCTGGGCGACGCCACTCGGCTCGTCTGCGAACCGCTTGCGACGAAGAAGCTCGAGGAGCATCTCGACGGTCGTCTGTCGCGCGAGCGGCAAGAACACCTCGATGCGATCAACGCCGACCAGGACGTCGGCGATCAGCTCGGCGGGGACCGAGACGCCGAGCTTGCAAGCTGCCAGCGTCCGGATCGCGGCGTCGTCGTAGTCCGCCCGATCGACGGCAGCGCGGATGGGTCCGGGATGGCACAAGCTCGGATTCAAAGCCAGGTACTCGAAGCTCTCTCGGTCCAGCGCAAGTGACTCGGTAGCATTGGAATCTGAGGACGTCCCCGGCGAACTGAACTGCATAACTCCGACCTTCCTGGTTTCCTACCACAGCACCCGCTGCTCGCGGCGGTGGCACCGTCGACGGCAGACTTGCCGATGTTCGTAAGGCTCTGTCACCGGCTATGCAACAACGACGCAGAGCCAGCCGTTCAACGCTCGCCAGACATGACCCGGCTCTGCTCGTCAGAAGCGACCCATGCTCCTATTCCAAGATCGCGATTTTATTCTCCGAAACGCACACCTCGGGAGCGGGGGTCCTCGGAACACCAGGTGACAGCTCGGCACAGCGTGGGCGGCCCGATCTGGATCGTCGCTTGGTTGCATTCACCTCGCGCAACGGCGGCAGCAAGCCGCCCCGGCAGTTGCCGCTCCAGCCGCAGCTCGGCCGGAGGTCAAGGCCGCGAAGCGCCGCGTCCGAGAGAAGCATTGACGCCGAGATCGAGCGAAGGCTCTCCGCTGGCCGCGAAGCGACGTAGCGGTCCTGATAGGGGGCGGAGAGCCTTTCTCACAAGCGTTGAAGCGCCAGCCCACCTCGAATACCCAGGCCGCGGTGTTGCCATGTTCTGCCAACCCCGCAGATCCGAGCCGGCACACGCGGCTATCACCGGCGCGTATGCCATCTCAGAGTATTGTCATTACAGATGTGTTGTTGCTTCACTCGCGCTTTGCAGTTGGATGACATCCTGAGGTTCCTGGTACTGCGTTGATTCTCGAGACGTCGGATGCAACGTGTGACTGCGCGCGACGAGCGCGAACAACTCACCGGACGAATGCGAATGACGAACATCATGGACTCCAGTGCAACCACCAACCCCCTCGCCCAGCTTCGCGTTGCCCGGCAGAAGCCGGTCGCCGCGCTACTCGGCGCCACCGCCGGGCTCGTCCCGGTCGGCGTATTCGAGCTCGGCCACTACGAGCTGACCTCGTGGTCGCCGCTCGACTGCCCGAAGGCGGCGATCGTCTATGCCGGGCTCGTGTTCTCGGCGCTGACCGTGCTCGGCTGGTCGAGCGACATGTTCGGCTCGCGGGTGAAGGCGATCGGCTTCACCGCGTTGCTCGAGGGCATCATGATGACCGCCGACGCGGGCTGGCTGAGCGCGATCGCGCTCGGCTACCTGGTCGTGATCAACGCGGTCGCCAACGGCTGCCGGCTCGCGCTGCGCGACACGACAGCGCCCCGCAGCGTGGACTGGCCGGCGAACTTGGCGCGCAGCATCGCGGCCGCCGCAACCACGGCGGGGACGGCAACGCGCGCCCGAAAGCCGACTCGGGCAAGCCGCCCGCGACGCGCGCGGCCGCGCACGACGACGCCGAGGCTCGCGGCGGTTCCCGGATACGGAAGCAATTGACGACGACAAGCGCGTTGCCAGACACGCGGTTGCACCGCTTGGGCCGCACGCTGCCGCACTCCGCCCGTCGCCAGACTCGCTCGCGCGGCACGCAGGGAGCGATCTCTGCCTGGACTTTGCCACGTGAGAGCGGCCGATCCGGTGCTCGGCCTGACGCGTTGCCGAGTGAAAAGCATGGATCGGATGCTCGGGTAGCACAGATGGGATCCAGGGCGCGAGCGCTCGGCCTGTCGTCCTCTTGCATTCGCGCGAGGACTGCGGTAGCCGGACGTGACAGGAGGCTGGTGCATGATCGACCAACGCAGCGGTGTAACTCTTCGAGACTCAGTGCAGATTCATGGTTGGACGCCGGCGACCCTGCAGCGCGCAGTTGAGACACTTGCGGACCTCGTGAACGCGGCCAGCAAGCCGAAGTCCGAAGCCAACGAGTTGGCGGCCGAACTCGTCCGATGGCTGCAGTGTGCGGCGCGGGACGATGGCGCCCAGCTCGCGGAGTATATCGATGGGCTTCGTCCTGAAGGTGCAGACTCGTGCTCATGGGATCAGCTGGAATCCCTTCTCGCCGAGAACATCCCGTTGACGGAGCTGGCCGCGAGGCTGCGCGCGCACTACCCAGATGTGGTGCAAGTACTGTGCGTGCTGCTGACTGAAAAGGTGCCAGAACATGAGCTATGCGAGAACCTCGATCGCGCCTATCAGCGTGCTGTGGAGGTGCTCCTCAGTTTCGGAACGTCGGAGAGTCTGGCGTACGTGCTCACGCGCGTTGACTTTTTGCTTGGGACTCTGTCAGAGCCAATGGCCGACCTCGTTCGGCAACACCATGAAGCCCTCGCCCGCCTCGCCTTGGACATTTGGCCGAGCCTTGATTGGCACGATCGAAGTAGTCTGACACTGTTCTACTCGGAACAACGATTCCCGCCCGATGCGCTCGTTGAGCTACTGGTCGCGGTCGACCCCGAAACGCTCAACCACGAGGACCGCGCCGAGCTCGTGGAGGCTCTCGTGTATACCGAGGATGTCCGAGCAGAGCTCGCCCTGCACAATATCATCAACGGCGCGCTAGACAACGTATCGCGGCATCGCAGCGAGGAGTCCGTAGAATTTGTACGCTCAGCACTCCACTGGCTAATTATGGAAATGGAAAGAGAGCTTCCCGCTCAGCAGTATAGCCGTGCGGTCGCGCTTGGTTTCGATGTCCCCTATCGAAATGTCGACTAAGAACGGTGCCGACGCAGGTCATGGACCCGGCGCACAATCGCTTCCAGCAACACGGCCGCAGCTGCCACGATCTGGCCGTGGCGAGCCGCCCGCCGCATTGCCTAGCGCTGGCTCGATACCGCTGAGGCGGAGGCCTTATCGTCTCGCGATGGCTAGTAGACGCTGAACGACGCTGGCTACGTAAGTAGCCCGCCGCCAAAGAGCGGCATGCTGGCGCTCGCGGTCGACCGCCGGTGATCGCGAGCGGTCGTCGGTCGCGGTGCCAAAAACTCGCGAGCGACCGCGCCGCCGGCTACCGTCGCGCTGCGCGCACCTGGGCGCGGCAAAGAAGGGAATCGGCGATGACCGACGGAACGCTTGGGCTCGTGTTGCAAGGCTGTTTTCGGGTCGACAGCTATCGCCCGCAAGCGTTCCGACCGGCGCCGCTGCCTGGGATCTCGCCAGCGACCAGCCGCGGCCGATCGGCGGTACAGCCGCGCATCGCCGAGCCGGCTCACACCTCGTGGCTGGCGCCGCGGATCGTGCGCGCGATGGGACTGGCCTCGCCGCTCGATCCCGAGCTCCGCCCGCGGCTCGAGGACTTCTTCCAGGAGGACCTGTCCGCGGTGACCGTGCATCGCGGGCCGATCGCTGGAATGCTGGGTGCCGACGCGGTGACGATCGGCGATCAGATCGGGCTCGGCCCCGGGGCGGGCCTCGCTCGGACGGCCGAGGGCCTGTGGCTACTCGCCCATGAACTGTCCCACGTGCTGCAACAGCGGCGTGCGCGCGTCATCAACCGCGATGTTGCGCGGGTATTGGTCATGCGCGATCCGGTGCTCGATCGGGAAGCTGCGGAGCTGGCGACTCGTGCCACCGAATGGGCCGGCCGCGGAACGCTAGCGAGGCGAGTCGGCCCAAGGCTGCCGTCGCTCCCGTCGGGGTTCATCGGTCAAGCGGTCGGGGGGCGCAGCGACGCGCCGAGTAACGGCAGCGCGGCAGCCCAGACCAAGAAAGCCAAGACCCAGAGTCAAAAGAACCTCGAAGCCAAGCAGAAGAAGCTGAAAAACAAGCAGCGCCAGGCTGTTACGGCGCCGCGCAAGGTTGGCGCGTATTCGCCAGATCAACTCAATCAAGCGGAGAAGGCGGCGGTCCGGAGAGGCGTGACCGCGGCCCAGCTCCCAGGGCAATTCATCACCGCGGCGGCGACCCAGCCCGGAGGCCCGCAGCGCATTGGCCACGCAAGTCAAACCGGCGGAACCGCCGAGCACCCCGCGACCGGCGGCATGATCAGGACGTACGTCAAGCATCTGAACGATCCGCGCGTCGCGCTCGCGCCCAATCCCAACCAGGCGCCGGCACCACCGCGGTCCAAGCGCAAGGGCAAGGGCAAATAGCTGGCCTCCGCCCGCGAGCGCGGCCAGGAGCGGGCCACCCAGACCGACGGCACGCTGCCGGGCGAGGCCGACATCGCCGGCACACGATTCCTGCTGGCCCTGCGGCACGGACGCGGGCGTCGGGATCACTCGGGCGCTTCGCCGCGGTCGTCGTCGTCGTCGCTGTAGGGAACCCAGTGTGTCTCTTCTCGGCGTTCCGGATCGACCTCGACGGCTCGGGTGTCGTAGGGCGAGGTCGGCGCACATTCCGGTTCGACATGATGCAATGCGTACAGCGTTCGCGAGTCCCGATCGGTGCCACCGACCACGATCTGGAGCTCTCCGAAGATGCGGTCACGTGCGCGTTGCAGCGCACGACCGAGCCGGACCTGCTGGGCGCGCGTCGTTCCGTCGCCTATCACGTGCGACAGCAGCTCCTGTTTCTCGCAGAGCTCCAGCAACGCCGAGACCCGCACTTGATCGGCGCCGAGGGTGTTCCACCACACCCTCGTGAACTCACGCCACGCGGTTTGCTCGTCGTCGGAGGAGGCGTAGAGCGCGTCCAGGTTGCCGAGGAACCCTGGTACGTCGATGACGTCGAGGAGTCCGCCCATGGTGCTGGCCCAAATCTGGAACGATCCCAGCCGCGCGCGCGATAGCGGCCGGCCGGCGGCGATCCACGCCTGCACGAGCACCAGCGCGCCATGGACCAGCGCGCTGCGGTGATCCTTGGCCCATTGCTCCAGCGGATCGTGCTTGAACTTCGCACGCAGCCACGGCCGGTCGACCTTCGGATCGATCCGGATGCGGATCGATCGGCGTGCCAGATCGCGCGACAGCTTCGGGTTGTTGCCGGTCAGCATCCACGTGGCCTTGTTGGGCACCGTCACCATCTCGCTCCGGCCGAGGATCCGATCCGTCCATGACCGAGATGTCAGCACGGCTGCCAACGCGGGCGACGAAATTGCCTTCATATCCTTGGCGTTGTCGAGCAGGACCAGCGGCCTGGCCATGAGCAGCTCGGAGGTCAGCATCTTGCGAATCTCTTCGTCGGACTCCGGCAGCGTACAAGTGGCGCATTCTGCGCCCGTCAACAGGATGCTGATCAGGTTGCAAAGCAGCCCCTTCCCCGAGCCGACGCCGGGTGCTTCCATGACATGCAACGGCGTGCATCCGTCGATCATGCGCTGCAAGAAGGGCAGCAGGAGAGCTGCGAGCGCATGCGCGCGGTCGCTCGGCCCGTCGAACGGGAAGTCGACCAGCAGATCGTCGAAGAACAACGCTCGAGCCGCGGCAACGTCCTCGGGGGTCGGGTGCGCGGGGACCGCTGGGAGCTGAAGCGATGGATCGGGCTCGAGCCAGAGCCGGTCTCGCACGTGGAGACCGGGCGTTCGCAACAGGTCTCCATCGCGACCGAACGCCGGCGCCGTGATCACCGAGTTCACGCGGGCAAAGGTCGAGCGAGGGTGGATCAGGACGTCTCTGGCGACCTTGTCGGGCGGGAAGACGGGCACCGCTCCCTGCTCACTGTCCCGCACCCAATCGATCTCCCGCATGATCAGCCCGTACATCGATGGCTCGCTGACCTCGGCGAGCCGGGGTGCTTCGTCCTCTGGGCGCTCGAGCCGTGCGAGCATGTTCCCGCGGCGGAACAGCGGCATCTCGTCCTCCTCGACGTTGTCGGTCGCTGCGCGCGCGGTTCGGCGCTGGTTTGCGACCGCCAGGACGTCGTGCGCCTCCACGACCAGATCGTGAAGATGGCGGCCGGTCACACAGATCTCCGGGCGCGGCGATCGCCCGGCCGGACCACCAGCCGTTGGACCCGAGACGGTCGTCGGTCCTCGGATGGCCGGGGCGCTCGGCCGAGCTCGAGGCGCGGCCTCGGGCTTCGCTTCACGGGCTCGCCTCTGTTCGTGCCGCTTGACCGTTTCGAGCAGGGAGCGCCGACGCAGCTGGAACTTGGCAGCGATCGCATCGAGAAATGCATCGGCCCGGATCGGCGGGCACCGCATGATCGCGGTGAGTACCGGCTCGAGCAGCCGACCCAACTCGCTCTTGGCGGTGTCGCTGGGGATGCGCTCGATGAGAAACGCGGGATAGGGCAGCGCGTGGGCAAGCACGGCGTGCAACCCATCGGCCCCCTGCGCCACCACGAGATCGTTGAGGTCGACCTTGTCGACGCCGTCGGGGCGCGGGATCGACGCGATGCAGGACTCGCACCCTCCGGCCCACAGGCTGGCGGCGATCGACGTGGCACTGGCGTCCCCGGCACCGCTGGTCTCGGCGTCGTTACAGACGACGATCCGCTTGGCGCTGCGCGTCAGTTCGAGAAGCCGAGCCAGGTCCTGGGTGCGCAGGCTCGTGGTCGCCGGGGAGATGCAGGCAACGCCGGACTGGAGGGCGCTGATGCAGTCCGGAATCCCCTCGGTGATGACGAGCTCCTCGGCGTCCCGAGCCGCGTCCTCGTTGAAGAAGTAGTCGTTACGAACCGTCGGCGAGATGTAGCGTTGCTGCTCGGTATGGACGCGTAGCTTCCTGTACTTCGCCTGTTCCCACGGTTCGTCGCCGGTGCGTTCGGTCGCGCGTGCGGTGAAGTAGACGACGCGACCGCCGCGCCAATACGGGAACACCAACCGATTGCGGTAGAAGTCGACAACCCGACCTCCTTTCAGCGGGACGAACAAGCCAGTTCCGAGTAGCGCCCGATGCGTCGCACCGCTGGTGCGCGTGAGGTGCTCGAACAAGCGCCCGTCCGACCAGCCCAGCCGCAACTGATCGATCGTCTCGTCGGTGAAGCCGTAGCGCCGTTTGAAGTACTGATCGCGGATCTCCGGCGGGAGAGCCCGATGGTAGTACGTGGCCGCGATGGTGAGGAGTCGCTCGATCTGCCGGCGTTCGTCCGCCAGGGCGAGGGCCCGCGTCCACGACGCCTCGTCTTGGTTCGGGCGGCGGATCCCGGCGCGATCGGCGAGCCAGAACACGGCCTCCTTGAAGCCGAGCTGTTCGCGCTCCTGAACATACGTGAACACGTCGCCGCCGAGACCGCCGCCGTGGGAGTAGTCGTGCCAGCTCTGCGTCCTTGGCCACACCACAAACGACGGGTGGTTCTCAGGATGGAACGGCGAGAGTCCTTTCAGTGCGCTGCCGACCTGTCGCAGCGCTACGTCGCGACCGATGATCTCGACCACGTCGGACTGCTCCCGAACCTGCTCGACGAACGCCTTGAACGCGCTGAGGCTGTCCATCGAGTCCTCACGCGGGTCGAACGCCGGCGGGGACGGTGGACGAGAGCCGTACCGACGGGTAGGTGGTCACCCCCCGCTCCCCTTCCAGCGCGGCAGATCGAGCACCGACAGAAACGTCTTGCGACGCTCGACCTGCTCCTTCTCGGCGCACGCACGCATACCCCATTGATCGCCGACGACGATCGCGGTCTCCTGCGCGCGGGTGACGCCGGTGTAAAACAGGTTCCGGTGGTGCATGAACGAATGCGCCTTGTGGACGAGCAGCACCACGCACGGGATCTGAGACCCCTGGTACTTGTGCACGGTGAGCGCGTACGCCAGCGACAGCTCGCCGACCGTCTCGGCGCTGTACTCGACTTCGAGATCATCGAACCGGACCTTCAGCTCACCGTGCTTGTCGCCCTTCTCCGTGACGACGCCGATCGCACCGTTCATCACGCCGAGTTCGTAGTTGTTGCGGTTCTGGATGACGCGGTCTCGGTTCAGCAGGTCCGGTCGCCGGCCCGGCCGCAGCGGCGCGACGACCACGTGCCATAGCTTCTCCTGCACGAGTTGCTGCAGGAGGATGTTCAGCTCGTCGACGCCGAGCGGCCCCTTGCGGGTCGGCGTCAAGAGCTGAACATGCGCGAGCAGATCGAACCCGAATTGCTCGACGAGGATGTGGTCGAACAGCTCGAGCACGTAGTTCTGCGCGGCGAGCACGTCGGTGAACTGGTTTGCCACGACCCATGGCGACCGGCCGTCCTCCTGAGGCGCCGCGGTCTTCCGCACCTCGCCGCGCAACACCGCGATCGAATTCTCCTTGAGTGCACCGGCCTGGCGGACGACCTGGTCGAGGATGACCGTGGGTATGGGCTGGCGGTCGATGAGGTCGCGGAGCAGATTCCCGGGACCCACGGGCGGCAGCTGATTGTGGTCGCCGACCAGCACGACGGCCGTCCGTGCGAAGTCGAGGGCGCGGAACAAGTGCCAGGCGAGCGGGATGTCGACCATCGAGACCTCGTCGACGATCAACACATCGGCGTCGATCGGGTCGTCGATGCCCCGGGAGAAGTTCTTGCCCTTGTAGCCGAGCAGCCGATGGATCGTGAACGCCTTGCGTCCAACGACCTCTTCGAGCCGCTTCGCGGCCTTCCCCGTCGACGCAGCAAGGGCCACCCGTCCAGATCGAAGCTCGTAGACCTTTGTGAGCGTGGCGACGAGCCGGGTCTTCCCCACGCCGGCGCCGCCGCTCACCAGGACGAGGTTGTACTCGACGGCTGCACGCAGCGCGCGGCGCTGCCCCGCGTTCAGGCTGGTGTCCACCGCGTCGATCACCGCTGGATCGATGTGCGCAAGGTGTGGGTTCGGCCCCAGCCTGGTCGTGAACAACTCGGCCAGGTCCTGCTCCATCTCGACGATGTGCGGCAGAGCGACGAGGAAGCGGCCGCCGAGCGACACGCAGGACAGGGTGCGGTCCTCGATTAACGTATCCAGCGCCGCCTCGATCCGATCGCGGCTATCGGCGATGTCCATGACGAGGAGCGCGTTGGCCAGGCCGATCAGCGCCTCGTAATCGACCCAGCAGTCGCCCTGCTCGAGCCGCTCGACGACCGCGTGCACGACGCCGGCGCGGATGCGCCCTGGGTGCTCCTTCGGCGTGCCCATCTTGCGCGCGACCTGGTCGACGCGCTTGAACCCGAAACCCGGGATCTCGCGCACCAGGAGGTAGGGGTTTTCCTTCAGCACGGTCACAACCGAGTTCTGGTACCGGGCGATGAGCGTCGTCATCTGGTGGTGCGTGAGCTCGAACGCCGACATCCAGGCCAGGCTCGCGTTGAGCGACCGCGTGCGCAGCCATTCCTCGCGCAAGAGCTGCAGCGCGGCGCGCGGCAGCTTCGCAACCCGGCCGACGCGATCTGGCTCGTCGTCGATGACGCGATCGAAGTCGTCGCCGAACGCCTCGGCGATTCGCCGCGCCTTGACAGGGCCGATGCCCTTGAGCGACGGGTTGCTCGAGAGGTAGTGCGCCAGGCCGGTGGGGCCGAGCTGCTGGTCGAACTCGAAGCGGGCGACCTTGAGCTGGCGGCCGAACTTCGCGTGGGTCTCCCAGCGGCCATGCAGCACGACGGCGTCGTGCACGCGCACCATCAAGGAGCCCGCGAACGACACGATCTGCCCGTCGCCGGTCCGCAGGCGCCCGGCGGAGAACTTGGGGCTGGAGAAGAACAACGCCTCGACGGTGCCGCGCGCCGTCGCGAGGGCTTCGCTGACCGCCGAGGCGGGGCTCGTCATTCGCCCTGGACCTTCTTGTGGTAGCGACAGAGCAGCCCTTCGACGAAGCGGCGAGCGATCTGCCGGTCGCCACAGAAGAACACCGGGACGTTCTTGTCGATGATGATCGACAAGGTTGCGCCGAGCACGGCGTTGGGATGTGCGCCGGATCGGTAGCGGTGTGCGAGGACGTCCTCGAGCGTCGCCTCAACCACGACGCACGCGACGTCATAGTCGGACAGAATCTGCAGCTCGCGGGCAAAGCGATCCCGCTCGGTCACCACCGAGGCAACGTAGTCGTCGAGCGACTTGCGCTCGGCGGCGATCGCCATCTCGTGGCCCTCGAGCGAGTAGTCGCCGGCGAGCAACTTGCGACGCACGATTGTGACGCGCTCTGGATCGAACACGTAGGGTTGCTGTTCGCGGGTGTCGACGATGACGACGGCGCGATCAGAACGAGCTGTCGTCGGGCATGGCCCGGCCATAGACGCCTCCAGTGCCCTGCTCATCCAGCACGAGGCGGCGATTGAAGTAGATATTGACGTTATCACCCTTGGTGCGCTTGGTCACCTCGAGTTGCACGTCCAGCAGTTCGGGAAGCCGATCTCGGAGATCCGACAGCCGCACCAGCTCCAGGCCGCAGACGTGAAGATCGTTCTTCAGCCAGCGCACGTTCTCCTTGGTCGCGATCACGTTGTTGCGCCACAGCAGACGCCCGGCATCGTTGGGCCCGAGGATGCGCAGCGTCCATTTCAGCATCGCGTTGCCAGAGCTCCTGGCGGTCGTCAGGTCGACCTTGTCGACCTGGACCTGGTACTTGCCATCGGGCAGCTGGTCGAACTCGCGCTCCTCGACGGGCGCTTCGGCGAAGTCGTCGTCGAACTGCGAGAGGTCGATCTCGGGCGCGTCATCGCCCGGAAATTCATGTCCGTTCATGAGAACTCCTGTCGTGGGACGTCAGCGGCTCGCCGTTGACGTCGTGCGCGGCCTCGCGGCCGCGGGGCTGGTGGTTGTGGTAGAGGCTCCCGCCGTGCGAAGGCGCGGCGAGCTGGCCGCCGACCTCGCGATCGCCGCCGAGTCGACGCGAGGCCTTGCCGTGTCGGCGGTCGCCGGCCGACCGGGACCCGTCGATCGCGCGTTGGCCCGTGGCGTTGCTGCCGCCGCCGAACTCGCTGCGCTCACGGCGCTCGCCGCCGATACCGTCGGGGAAGCCTCGGACGAGACCTGGCTGGTCACAGCCACCGCGTGCGCCGGAGCGGCGGCGGCGGCTGGGTCGATCGCGCCCGGCGCCTTGTCGATCACCCCCGCGGTCTCGCGAGGCTGCGCGCTGGACCGCAGAGAACTCGCCGTCGGCGCCGCCACAGCGGTGACAGCGGCGACAGCGGATCCCGGCGTACCCTGGGCGAATGCAGCGGCGAACGCGGCGAAGTTCAGCTCGAGGACCTCGGGCAACCGGCCAGTGCGATCGCCGGCCTCGTATGCCATGCTGGGCTTCGTCCGAAGCACGCGGCGGTACGCCGGCTTTCCGTCACCGCCCGTCACCTGCTCAAGGTCGCAGAACAGGATGATGTCGACCAAGCCCAGGACGAGCTTGCGCGCCTTATCCGGCAGCGTCGGAACGACCTTGGTGTACTTGCCGGTGCGGGTCTCGATCTCTTTCTCCTGGGAATGCGACACGAGGAACAGCCCGTACGGGAGGAGCGCGAGCTTGTTCAGCACGCGATGGAACTCGGCATTGACCATCGCGTAGCCCTTGCCGTACTCGAGATCGCTCTCGTGCTCGACCTCGTACTTCCGGCAGATGTACTCGGCGCACATGCGGTACGCGTTGTCGACCGTATCGATGACGATCGTGCGGAACGTGTGCTTGCCTTCGGCGATCTCCTTGGCGGCCGCCAGGAGCTCGCCCCATGTGCTGATCGGCTGCTGGTAGACCTCGAGGTGATTCAGCCCCGGCTCGGTCGCCAGGAATAGTGCACCATCGGACTGCGCGCACAGGGTCGACTTTCCGAACTTGTGCGGCCCGTGCACGAGCACGGTCAGATCGTGGAGATTCGGCTTGGGCGGCGTTTTCTGTGTCGGCAACATGGCGCCCTCCTACTGGCTCCCGTCGGTCCCGTCGGTTCTCGTGTTGGACGGGCGGCAGACGGACTCCCGGGCCCGCCCGCCGAACCGCGCGACGTCCGACGTGTCATCGTCGCCGCACCCGGACGCCATCAGAGAACTCCAGTTCGACGTGCGAACGATGAAGTCGTTCGCGATGAAGTTGTGGGTTTCGGGGATGGCGAGGTCGTAGACCGGCGCGCTCTCGGTGCGTTCCACCATGTAGACGCGGTCGAACAAGATTGGCCCTAGCCGGTCAGGCGGAGGCTCGATCATCCGAGTGTGGTACAGCGAACTGCGCACCTCCTCGGCGCGAGCTGCCTTGTCGCCGATGAAGCCGATGTCGTCGAGGAACCGCAGTACGTCGGTCTTCGTCGTGATCAAGAGGTCCACCGCTTCGATGTCGCCGTCGCGCTCGAGCCCGCGCAGCAAGCACACGATGCCGAACCGGGCGAGCAAGTGCTGGACCTGACGTGCCATGCACACCGACGAGGTGCGGTAGGCAATCCGGCCCGACGTCTCGACCACGCCGTCGCAGGTGAACAGCCGGTTCAGGTAGAGCCGCAGCTTGTCCTGCTGCAACCCGAATATGAAGTCGGGGACGAACTTGTCGCGCGCCTGTACGCCGTAGATCCCCACGATATCCATGTAGCGAAGGATCTTGCTGTGCGCGCCCGCTGGACCCTGCACGTAGAGCCGCCGCCGATCGACGCCGTCTTCGAGGACCGCGCACTCGTCCTCCTTGGCCTGCACCGCGGCCTCGAAGTCGGCCCAGACGTCGGGATCGGTGATCGGCGGCGCCGTTCCGTCGTTGTTCGTCCCGTTGGCCGTGAGATACGCGAGGAGCTTGACGAGGTTAGCGTCGGTATCGCCACGCCCGAACAGCTGCGGGTACTCGGCTACCACGGCGACGGCGTCCACCGGGCTCAGGTCCGACAGCGGCTTCCACCCGTCCCGGGTGAGGAACGGGTGGTCCGCGGTGACGTCGATGCTCCTGCCGGTGTACGTCGTCAACCGGTAGAGCTGCTCCGGCTCGTGTTCGAGGTACGCGGCCGGGTGCTGTAGGGTGAGCACGCTGGCCTCGCGCATCGTCAGGACGATTCCATCGCGGCGATGCACCAGGTCTCGCAACGCGATGGGCCAGCCGCTGCCGGCATGCACGAGCAGCGTGCCACCGGCAAGGCAGCCACCACTCGTGATCGGTCTATGTGTCCAGACCGTGAGTTTCTTGGCGCTCGCTGAGGGCGAGTCGTGAATGGTCAACGTCATCGCTGATTCCTTCCCGGGGACCGGCCAAGGACGATTTCTCGACCGGGTTGATCGCGTGCTGGGAGTGATTCCACTGGCAGACGCTCGCGTACATCGTTCGGCTCCGCGAAGCCCTCCGGCTCGAAGGCGAGGCAGCTCGCGATCGCGACGAGCAGATTGGGGTCCAGCGCCTTCGCCATCCCGCAGACCATGTGGTGGTTGCACCGGAAACAGAGGTGCTGCTCGCGATGTTGCGCCTTGAGCTCGCCGAGCGACGGTACATCCGGCTGCAGGCGCGCGTCGCTCTGCGCACGCTCGCGTCGCCGCACCGGCGGCTCGGGGGTCCGAGCTGCCGCAACATCAACCCGGGCGCGCGCGGACCGCGCCGGATCGTGCGCATCGATGCTGCCACTCACGGGGTCGCGCCTTCCTGCGCCCGCGGCGTGACGTGGCGGGCGTCGTGCGCATCGCTGCTCGGGGTTCCGGACCTCGCGAGATGCTCCCGAACCCGGGCCAGGGTGGCGGCGTCCTCGGGGTGGTCGCCAAGAACCACGACCGCCATCAGCGGCTCGCCGCCGTCGATCGGTAGCAGGCGAGCGCGCACGGTCACCTGCTGGTTGTCGAACGTCAGACCGACCGGCACGCCGTCGTGCGCCTCGCGGCGCGTCCGCGCGTGCTCTCGCCGGTACACCGCGAACACCTGGGTCTTGTCGGAAAGCTCACCCGCTTCCTCGATGTGGTACTCGGCGCCGCTGGTGACGACCTGCTCGATCTCCCAGCGGCGAAGCAGGCCTGGCACGCGGACGAAGTCGTCCGGCGGGTCCAGTTCGAGTTCGAGGTTCATTTGCTGTACAGGGCTCTGTATCTGATTCATGTCCGGCTCCTTGGGTGCGTCTTCGCCTATCCACCAAGAAACGCGGACCGGTCGGCCGTTCTGGGACAAACTACTCGCCTGTGCTGCTACGCCAACGAGCGTGCAACGACCCTGGGCGCGCACGTCCGCGCTGAACGCGCAGGTGGTCGCGAATCCGGGCGAGGGCTCGCTGAAAGCGTTTACGCGATGCCTCATGACTCAGCCCTAGCCGTGTAGCGACCTCGTGCTGGTCGTAGTCCAAGACCAGCACTGCCAACACCAGCTCCGCGTCGGCACCCACCAGGGGCACGAGAACCGAGCGCAAGGAGGCGAGCTCTCCGGCAAACGACAGCCCCGTGGGCTGGCTCTCGCCGATCTCGCGTCTCGCGCCGTCCAGGACTGCCGCCGCACCACCCGAGCTGCCGACCATTCGGTTCAGCTCATGCACAGCGCGTCGCCGCTCATCCATGACCCGGCGATGCGTGCTGCGGACGAGCGTCGCGGCGACTCGATGAACACGAGAGAGATCCATGCGCCCGACAAGCGTCGTGAATGCGACCGAAATGGCCTCGGTCAGCTCCTCGGGGTTCGTCGCGACCTGCTGAAGCTGGCGCTGATACACATGATCGAGACCCGGCCACAGCCCGCACCAGAGGAGCGCATGGGCAAGTCGCGCGGGCCCCGCTCGGGTTTGCGCAACGCGCACGAGAGAAGCGTAGAGCTGATCTTTGTCGTCGAGGTCTCCGTCGTCGTGGAAGTAGACGAGCAGATCAGTGCTGCTCTTGAATCGTGCCAAGAGTGGCTCGCTGTCTCCAAGGGCTTGAAAGCACTTCGCTGCGGTGAGCGTTGTCACATATCTAATGAGAGCCGCATGTAGGCTCCCCCAAGGAGAATGCACAGACGCCGACCTTTCGGCCGGGCGTCGAGCGCCTCACCAGGGCCGAGAAAAGGGCGTCGAGCGCCTCGAGAAGTGTTCACTGTTCGAATGAAAGCGTGGATATACAGCTATTGCGAGTTCACTCGTTCACCTCCGGTCTCGTTGAGCGTATGGCACCTCGCACAAGAGCTCGATGCTGGTAGGCCGACGACATACTCTCCATGCGCAAACCGAAGATGCAGTCGCCCGCTCCGCAGCAGCAGGCCAAGCATCCGCCCGCAACCCGCGCAGCGCCACTCGCAGTCTTCGTCATGCCGCCGCTTCATGACGACACACAGATCGAGCTTGCGTACGCGACTGGCGAGCGCGACCAGCGTGCTGCCGGGCGCCGGCATCGCGAGTCGCTGCTCCTCCTCACTCGACCGTCTGATGAGATAACTACGGATCGCAACATGCAACCGGTCACTGCTGAGAACGTAGGTCTTGTACATGGCGAACATTGCAAGCGTCAATTTTAAACGCGCCTTTCGTGCACACGAGATGTGCAGCATGAGGCAATAACAAATGCTCATTCTTCAGCGGAAGCTCGGACTCCGTAGCTTCCGTGTTCGACAGCCATCAACCGCTACGTGAATGACGGGCACTTTTCGTAGCTCCTACTGGCCATGACCGTCGATCGTTACGAACAGGGCGTTGTAGCTCTTCGACGGCCACGGCCGCGAGCGCTACAAGATTCGGACCGGACTCGGGGAGCCCTGCAGCGTCGAGCACACAACAAGTGCAATGCTTCTAATGGCTGGTGTTGCCATGTCTATCGCGGGCTAAATTTGTAAGTCACGCTGCTTTTGCTGCAGCTTTTTGCTGCATCAAAAAGTTCTAGCTGCCGCGAGCCGCGGCATCAGGCGCCATCACAATGACGCGCAAGGAGTACGCGATGGCTGTTGACTCGCAATCGCCGCCGCCGGACGAATCGTCGTCGCAGCCGGCCGAAGAACAAACGCCACAGACGGATACGCAGAGCACGAAGACTGAAGAAGCGAACAAGCCTTCCTGGCTTGGCAGCGACCCTGTCACTCAGCTGCGCGAATGGGCGGGCGAGAAGATCTACCCACTTCCTGACGCTGACGTGCGCGAGTGCATCATCGGGTCAGAACCGTCCGCAAACATCCAACTGTCTGATCCGAGAGGCCTTGTATCACGGAGGCATGCGCGCTTGTTTCGCACTAGTGACGGCATTTGGAGAATCCAGGACACGGACAGCAAGAATGGCGTCCACTTGGCGGGCGAATCGTTGTCCGAATTCCGCGTTACGCCGGGCATAGAGATCGGCGTCGGCTCACTCACGCTGGTCGCGGAGAACAGGACGCTCATACAACTGCGTGGTTACCTCGCGCGTGTGCTTGGCTGGGAGGCTGGCCAGCGGCCAGCAATCGACCTGGCGATACGTGCGATTCGTGCGGCGACAACCCTGCGTGCTCCGATCTCGCTTGATGGAACCGACGACTTGGTTGCCGTGGCACGTCAGATCCATCGACACACGACGCTCGCGGGTGCGCCGTTCATTGTTTTCGGCGAGCGGCCCCGCGAGAAGGACGGGAGTCTACGGGTGACGGCGACCCACGACGACCCGATGGCTAGCTTCGAGCAGGCTGCTGGTGGAACGGTATGCGTCCGTGCGGAGAGGCCTCCTGCAGGCCTCGGGCGCCTGATGAAGGCCGCCCGTGAACCAAGGCGGATGCGATCCTGATCATGCGACGGGGTGGACCTCCTTGCGGTGCGTCGCTGCGTAGGGCTGCCAGGCAGAGAGCCAGCGGTCAGAGAGCGAGAGCCCTCGTATCGCGAGGACGCCACG